GTAAGAGCTTTATTCATTATTTCAGTGACTTGTTCTGGATCTAACTTCTCGGACAGGTTTGTAAACCCCCTGACGTCGGTGAACAGGAATGTACAAGTACGTTTCTCCCCTCCTAGCTTAAGTAAACTTGGGTCTTTTTGTAGTCGTGCAACTTGTCCAGGGTCCAGGTAATGTTCGAACTGTTTTTTAATCTGTTGTCTTAACTTGTATTGTTCCCCAAAGCGTAACCAGAATTCTTGTACAGATATAAGTATTAGTGATAATAGGCTATAACTTACGTCAATAAGAATATTTGAAGTAATAAGATACCAACCACCGACCGCGGTCAACGAACCAAGGCCCACGATCCCTACAATAGTGCCCGCTACGGGTAATGTACGAATTATAACTACGCCTAATAGTAGAACACCAATAAGTATAACTAATTCATATAATATACTTGCTGCAGGAATTTGAGGTGAATCAAAAAATAAACTCTCAGCTAGAGAGGCTTGTACTTCATGCGGATACAATAAACCAACTGGCGTGGCTATTTGGGGCATCACCCCTTTTGCGCTCACTCCTACAAACACAAACTTATCACGTACATTCATCTCATCCAGAGTAGTGCTCGGAGTATCAACCCAAGATACCCATTTTCTACCTAGCTCATCTGTCTCTATTTCTTTAAAGTTTGGTACTTTTATAGCGGCTATTTGATTTTGTTCTGTCCGAATAATATAAGTATCTGTAGCTGATAATATTTTTAGTACTTCCGTACCATAAGCTGGAACCCATCCTGTGTCCGTTTGCATAAGCAAAGGAAGTCTTCTTACTAAATTATCTATATCAACCCTTGCTACAGCAATCCCTTCATTAGCTGCTTCACTTAATACATTCGTGTTACCAATCACCCCCGATGCCAGGATACCGTCCGCACCCTCTCCTAAAACAACTGTCCCAACTGTTGGTGGCATAATGCCACTATTACTTTCAAACATAGCCAGTACACTTGGCGTGCCCAGCAAAGCTGCACGAAACTCTTCATCTCCGCCAAATCTATCTTCTTGTGGAAAAGCTACAACCCAACCTACACCCATTGCTCCTGCATCCATAAGCTCGTTATGAATTCGTGCAAGGTCCTGGCGGGGGAAAGGCCACCCACCTGCTTCTGCCACATCTTCTTCTGTTATATCTAACGTTACAAAGTACCCAGTAGGATCTGGTGTTTGTACGAGAGCATCAAATACTTTTAACTTAAGTACTTCTAGTGCCTGGAAATTAAATAATAAAGGTAAGCATAGTATTGGTATGCTAAGTAACGACAGCCATTTCTTCATCCTGATCCTTGTGTAATTGTAATAGTTGAGTTGCCCCCACCATTAACTAATATTTGTTGGTATTTACCATCCTGTATCAAGATTATAGTGTACCCTTGTGAGGCGTCCACGGTCAATTGCGCGTTCTGCGTAACCTTTCTTTGGAAGGCAATCTGCTCCCCTTGTAGTATGGTAATAATTTGTGTTTCTAAGTCCTGTCCTATGCTCGTGCCTTGTACGAGAGTCCCGGTAGCCAGGTTGTCCGATGCTAATTGGTCAATCTCATCTATAATCGCAAGGAGGTCTTCGAAGAAGTTAACGTCTAAATAATTAATATCAAGCTCTGAAAACTCTAAAGCATCTTCTTCTAGGTAGTCTTTCTCTAGTTCATTAAATTCTAAATAATCTATATCTAAAATTGCCCCGCTATCTGCTACGGACGTTGTGGATGAATCTGTGGATAACTCTTGTTCATCTGGTGGGCTTACTATAAGCATGTTATCAATAACATCTAGTGTAAGGTCCAATATTACTGGGCTGGAGGGTGTGCTTTCCCAAACAGAAACAGTGGTAGCTTCGTATGGTTTATTGAGGATAACATTGCCGGCAGCTGTAGCCACAACGATTTCCCCACTAGATAAACCATTAGCGTCAGGTAATAAAATAATGAGAGAACGCCCCAACTCATCAACCGTACAGGTGAAATCTGTGCCTCGAATAGTAATATCGGCAGTAGGAGTGGAGAGTTTAATATTCTTTTTATCAATTTTTCCTAATTTACTACTTATAAACCTAGCTGTGCCATTAGCAAACCTAAGGGTCATCTTCCCTTTAGAGGGATTAGGGTCATAAATATATTCAGTTATAACGAGCTTTGAGTGCTCAGTTAGCCGTACAATAGAATCGTCCAGGAAGGTTATAGCTACACGACCGGCTGTAGTTCGGACATCGTCCATTTGCCGGATATCAAAATCCAGCTCAGCCCCATAGGGTTGATCTCTTATTACTTGTGCAGTTCCAGTTAGTTCAGATATATCCCCAATGTTAGCAACCGGTGCTTGTGCCGCCGTCATTTTGAATGACGCACACAGTACCATTGTTGCCACTAGAGATAATCTTAAGCCAATCGCTCGCCAATGTAGATGACTGAGTAATATTAAAAGTCCTGCTATTACCTGTCTGATCGAGATAAAAATACCCATCTGCATATCCGCTTCCATCAAATGTTATTGAGTTTGAATCTCCATCCACATCAACATAGCTAGTCCCTGTGTCATAGTTAATATCAAAATCAAACTCGTTGGAATCACCATTAATGATCCAATCTAAATCAAGTGTTGAAGCTAAAGCAGTTGTACCAATATTCAAATCAAAATCATTACTTGAACCTGTTACATCTACATTGAAGTCGCCTGAATCCGCTCCGTAAGTATTATTTGGGTCAACTTGTATATCAAATATGTTGCTATCTCCATCAAACTCAAAGAATCCTGTAATGTTATCACCTAAGATATCACCTAAGAATTGGTTTGAGCTACCTATTTGGTTTATATCTAAAATAAGATTTAAGCCATCTAGGTCAAGAGCCGTCATAGTACCTGCAACAGCATCTGTTCCACCAATAATGTTGGAAGAACCTAACTGCTCTAGGTCTATATTAGCGTTGTTTCCAGACTGATCTATATAGATCTCATTATCTGCATACAAAAACCCAACTAACAAAAAGAGTGGTATTATTTTTTTCATTCGTAACTCCAATATCCAGCTTGTTCACCCTCCTTGATTATTTCTAATACGGCGGTTTCGATGGCTGAGCGTAAAGCGAGACCTCCGGACTCATTCCTCACTACTCCGCTTTCTATCTCTACAAGTTCTGTGCCTTGCTCGACAAAACGAAACACGTCATCTGTTAATGATACACTAAGAACTGTCTTAGTTACTAATTTTTCTACTAAAACTCGCCCAGAGGCTACAGAGATTAAACGTAGTTGAATGGTAAGAGTATCAGTTCGATATGCTTTAGACATACCAATCCCAAGATACCTAGCCCCCGCGCCACCACTGGTCTCGTTGGCTTCGTACGACACGACCGAACCTTCTATTAAGAGGGAGGCAAAGAGAAGGGTCCCAAGGTCAGTATTATCATTGTTTACTTCTCTACCACTACGAATAATTTGGCGCTCTTTAGTCAGATTATCGAGGCCTATACGTTCTACTACAACAAAAAACCCCCCATTATCTTTGCATGCATCCTTGAGGGCTTTTAACACGTACGCGCTAGGTTGTTGTGTAACTGCGGTAGAGAAGCTTGCATACATAGAATTACTTAGCCTCTGGCCAGTTTGATCAGTAAAAGCCGTTCCGTACACGGCTACTGTAGGTTTCCTTACCGGTGCACGACAACTGGCCAAATCAGTTATAACTAGTTCATCAACACTAGCTGATTCAATGTGTCGTATCGGAGCTATATTATTTTCTATCGGATCGAATAGAAGCGATGTACAGCTAGAAAGTAAAAGAACCGATAGGAACTGTAATTTCCGTAACATTACCATCTGGGTCCGTTATTTTTAAAGTTATAGATAATCCATCTTCACTAACGGAATACTCAATGATGTTCCCCATCAATTCTATTATCCCACTAGTAGAAGGAGTATCTCCAAATAGAGCGTCTACTAGCTGTCTAGATAACTGTGCATAAATCCTAGACTCAAGGTTACGAATAAACCTTGCTAGGGTAGTATTTTCAGCGTCCCGTTTTAGTTGTTCTTTATAGGCTTTCAGCTCAGCTTTAAGAGCTTCTTTCCTATTGAACTCTTGATTTTCAATAGTTAAATAGTGTGAAGAAGTTCCCACCCCACTAAAACTAGGGCTTTTGAACTTGTGCACCATTTCATCTGCATTTACGTTAATGGCCACAACACTTAGGACCATTACTAAAAACATTATTCCTGTTATTTCTCTCATTAGTCTTTCCTCTGGTCATCCCTATCTGCTTTAGCTATTTTATTGCTGTCAATCAGCTGGGGCACACCTAAAATAGTTTTAATTAACGTATCCTGTCTAATGATTTCATTATCCAAACTACGTATCCTATCTATTAATGCTACCAGTATACCATGCTGTGAATCAAGTTTTGTGCCCAGTCTTTCTTCTATCGCACTTATTTGTTGAGCTACTTTGTCATCTACAATATCAAGTTTAGTCTCCATGCCATCTACAATACGCATAATAAGCTTATAGATAAACCACCCTAAACCTAACGCAGCAGCTATAGGAAACCCAACTTGTTGGATTATAGTAACGATATCATTCATTACTTATCGTTAGAGTGTGAGGCCCCAAAATAAAAGGATATGACTGCGCTAGCAAGTCCGCCTAGATACCCTAGGACAAGATTGATCAGGGCCTCACTGTTTTGCTCTGGTGGTTGAAGTGTAACTAAAAATATATAACCAAGAAAGCCACCCACCATAGCAATACCGATAATTCTTGCTGTCCAATCCTTTGAAAAGGTTTTTCGTGCATCTTGTTTCTCCTGGGTCTCTAACTTGTACAAATCTACATCAAGCTCTTTCATCTTAGCCTCAAAGTCTTTTTCAGCTTTCTTTATTTCCATTAACTGCTCAGGTGTGGCAGTTGCAATAGCTTTTTCTAATGATGCAGGGTTGTTATCTACCCCTAAAATTTTTGATATGACATCTCCTGCCATACCACCTAAAGGCCCGCCTAGAGCAGTACCTAATGTTGGAGCTACGCTCCCGATTATGTTACCCAGTAACTTCTTCATATTTTCCAAGCTTTAACAGCTCCTCCTTGTTTGCTAAATGTTGTGCTTCGATGTCATCTTTGCTTTGGCCTGTGTAGGCAACAGCTAAGTAATTATCGATCATTGCTTGGTTTAGGTCTACGCCATCTGCAACAATAACGCCTAAAACCCTACCGAACTTTCCTTTCTTGTCTAATTTGGTTTGTATAAGTAAATCATCTGCATGCAAAATTGCATCTGACAAATATTTTCCAGCTAGTTTACCTCTAGCTTTTTCATCTAAGTCTCTTGTTCGTGATTCTGGTGTGTCGATTCCGTATAGTCTGACACGGGATTTATAAACTATATCAAAACCTAAGTCTATTTCAGCGTCTACTGTATCGCCATCTACAACCCTGGTTATGTTACATTTATACTCGTACATTATTTCTTCGCCTTTTTTGCTTTATACCATTTTGAACCCTTCGGTATTCTTTCTAGTTGCGCTCCAGGTTTTTTAGGTGGTTGTGATGGAGCCTTCGGATGTTGCGGCATTTGCGCTCCAGGTTTTTCAGGTGGGCCTTTAGGTGCATACACTATAGTGTTTACTTTTTCTATGTTATTATCCTTATGCCCAACAGCGTCGTTCTTCTTTTCAGTTTTCTTTTTACTTGAAGTACTCATTTTATTGGTTAATTCCATGCTTACGTTTATTTCGGGATTTCGCCGTAGTTAGCCATGGGGAAGCCTTCTTGCCAGGTTTTTTTCGAATGGAGCCTGTACTACCTGATTTTACACCAGCAGCTAGCAGCGCCTTAGCACCCGCTTTTCCTGCTTTTCTATATACTTTTGAAGATTTGCCTTTTGCACCTCCAGTTTTCTTTTTAGTATTTTTAAGAATTTTACTCATAAGTTAATTCCTTTAGCTTTCTTTTTTGCTACCCTAGCGCCATGCCCTAACATCATCATACGTTTAAGGTATGTTGCCTTCGCAACACCGTGGTGTTTCTCAAACTTGTTTATAGAAGCCTCTTGCCTCTTACTTAGTTTTGCTTTTGGCGGTCTTTTTCTTGCCATATTCACCTTTTAGTATTGCTTTCGCATCAGCCCATGGGCTTAGTTTTTTAGTTTTCATGTTATAAATATACCATTAATGTTTAATTTATGCATCTGCTTCTGTAGTGCCATATATCTTACAGGTAAGTTGCATATTTAAAGCTGCCCGCATTTCAGCACTATTATCTACTAGGTTTTTAACCCACCCTTCCATATCAGCAGGAGTAACGTCTCTAAAGCTAGTCCAATTAGCATCTGATTTTGTTGCTAGTCTGTCAGTAGGGCTCCAATAAAAATACTCAGTTACAGTAAGCGACTTAGAGTTATCTGCTTGGTCCACCCCTGTTATATTAACTACAACTTCACTAATAACTTGATCTGTATAGTTATTAAAAGGTGCCCCCTGCATAGAAACAAACTCATAGGTTAAATTAAAAGTATGTACAGCCATTATGGATCCTCTCCTCCACCTGGAGGTCCGCCTGGTCCTGGAGGTCCTGGAGGAGCACTTGCGGTTACTACAGTATAGATATCGTTGATTGAGCCTATCTCTAACTTAACGTATTCAGAAGCGCTATACCCAGCATCACTTGTTGTTCTTACCTGTACCGTGTCACCAGAAGCTACAGTAGCTGTCCCCACATTAGTCCAAGCTCCACTATTAATTTTATATTGAGCATTACCAGAGCTACTAGTCCCAGTAAAAGTAGCAGTGCCAGAAGTAAAACCAGACCCAGATAAGGTAATAGTATTAGAGGTGTATAGAGTACTAAGGCTTGCTCCAGTTACATCTGTAAAAGTAAACTGGGCAGGTTCATTAACCCCAAATTTATAAAATCGTGCTTCTACAAATTCAACTTGTCTAGCATCTGGCCCACCATCCCCTTGTCCATACATATATAATTTTGCCGTACCACTATGAACATGTCTAAAAGTAACAGGGATATTAGTTGTATCTTGGTTAGAATCTAAACGCCCTTCACTTACCATGCCGGTCATCTTGTCTAGTGTTGGGCTAGAATAACTACAGTATTGGGAGTAAGTAGCTGGCATACCCCCTTTAGACGTTATAGTAGAATTGTCTACAATAGGGTTAGTGTCAGTACCTCCACTAGTTTGCGTAACATCTACAGTAAGAGAGCTATCTGCTACCATAAAATGTATAGTTTTTACATATCCAGGGTAATCCCCACCTGCTGCTCTTATATAACCAGTGTAAATACCAGCCCCTGTACCTATATCCCCTAAATAAGTGTATCGTCCTGAGTTATTATAAAAGGTCCCTACCGCTGTTCCTGTTTTCTTAAACCCGGTAGTAGGTAAAATAAGTTGATCTAGTACCGTTAATTTACTTGCCGCTAAAGTATCAATCTTAGCATTTGTAACAGCAGCATCCTCAATCTTAGCTGTTTCAATAGCCGCATCTGCAATTTGAGCAGTGTCTATCTGAGCAGTACCTATCTTAGCTGTGGTTATTTGGGCATCCCCAATTTTAGCTGTAGTTATTTGAGCATCACCAATTTTAGCTGTAGTTATGGCAGCATCATTTATTTTAGCTGTTTCTATAGCAGCATCTGCAATTTGAGCAGTGTCAATCGCAGCGTTTTGAATCATCGCATTATTCATATAAACAACATTACTGCTTACGATAAAAGGTGCAGTACTTGAACTGCTGTCATTCCATATTGCAAACTTATCTGCTTGAAATTGGACCGCGGATGCCGAACCGCCGTCCGCGTTCGCTTCTAAAACCATACCTGCTACAGAGCCATTAGCCGCTACTTGTAGAACATACGAAGCTTGAGCATTGCCTTCTGCATCTGCTGTAACCTTAGCTAATTGTGCTATGCCTGCGCTTGTACCTATAAAATTATCCGTTGTTTTTGTATAAGCAGAATATGCAGTTGTACTTGTTGCAGCATCTCCTGGAACCGTTATAGTCAGTTCAGTATCACTAACCCTACTCGCAATTCTAAAGGTTTGATTTAGTCTAGCTGCAGTTATACCCCCTGTAGCCGAAGCCCCCACTAAAGTTATAAAGGCGCCTGCTGTTACCATACCACTAGTAATACCATGGGCGGCAGTAGCATCCGAGCCGCTATTTGTTCTTGTTTCTATACCAACTGTATTATTAGAGTTAGTTTTTATACGAACTCCAAATTCATTCCCTACTTTAGCCTGTAGCGCAGTAATACTAGTAGCATTAGCTCCCGTCTCACTAGCACGTGTACTTGCTTCTGAGGTTACAGCAGCTTGGGTAGTAACATCTCTAACTAGCTCCCATTCCCCTGAAGTAACTTGATCTGCCCCAGCTGAAGCTGCCCAATATTGTTTATTAGAATCGTTCGTGTCAAACCACAGATCCCCAGCGTTGTACGAAGTAGGAACACCATCTTGGGCAAAAATATAAGAACCACCACTTCCAGGGATGCCAGAAGAGGTAGCCAAAACCCACTCCCCTGCAGTTACTTGGTCTGCAGTTGCAGAATGTGCCGTGTACATTTTATTACTATCATTTGAATCTATCCAAATATCCCCGACGTTTGTAGCAGTAGGAACAGCATCTTGGACAAAAGTTCTAGTTTTAGTATTAACGGTCGAAGTTAAAGAAGAAAGGCTAGTCATAGCCTGTGTATCACGAGCCGCTTCCCATCCATTATTGCTTGAGTTTCGTATATAAAGTTGATTGTTATCGTTAGTGTCATACCACATATCTATTGCTTGTAGTGCGGAACCATCAGCTCTTTGTGTTGGGGCAGCGTCTTGTCTAAATATATTAGTAGAATTAGCAGTTACTAGACCCGGTACAGTTGTACTAATTAGAGTAGAGTATCCAGGCAGTCCACTTAATTCCTCAGAAAGACTTGTCATCACTGCTCCTACATCAGCAGCAGTAGTAGCACTTACTCCTTCTGTAGCGTTGTATGGGCCTATTACATTTTCTCTACTTACAAACCTAATCCAATAGTAATATGTCTTGTTATACCCTACCTCATCTGTATAAACAGAAGAATGAGTAGTAGAGCGTAAAACAGCTCCTCCGATTTGATTTGTTTCGGATCTATATATTTTAGTATAAGCATGGTTAGAATACCCTGCAGGTGCCCAGTCTAGAATAACTTGGGTAAAAGCCCCCGACGCAGATAAGCTTAGAGGAATAGGGGGGACAGATAAATCTCCGGGTGGGGCCTCATCAGGTGGGACAAAATCTTTAGGGTTTTGGCCAATTGCCGTTGCCGCTTCTACTTCTTTAGCTAGTCCGCTATCTATTAACTCCCTAAGAGTAATTGCTCTATCTTTTGGATCCCCTCGACGTCCTAATCTTATTTCTAAAGCTTCAGTTAAAGAGGCTAAGGTACTTCTTAATTCAGGGCTTAAGGAAGAAGGGGGTCTAACAATAGAAGGAACTTTAGTCTCGGCCATTAGATTCCCCTTAATTCATCAATAGATTCCCCTATACATATTTCATTAACAACAGTGGCCCCAATAACCTCTATAGCAAATGTGGAATGTACACTAGCTGGCAATCTAACTATTGGCTCTTGTATAGCAGTAGCACCAAAACTAGGAGTGGCACCAGTAACAGCGTAAGCACTGCCAGAAGTAGAAATAGTAGCGTCATATATAACAGACCCGTCTCCATATATTTTTATTTGTACTGGATATGTATCTGCCTCTACTTTAGCAAACCCCATACTAGTTGGCTTTGGAAGAGCAATTTCTTTTGATTTCCAATTAAAAGTGAGGTTAGACCCCCCTCCTTGGAATTTTTCAATCTTGTTTCCTATAATTATATATAACTGATTATCATCTGGGTCTGTAAAACCACCACGTATAAGGGCACTAGCATCTAAGTCTATAAAAGCAGAATCTGAAAGCCTAGTAGTGTTCCCATCTTTTACAAGCCTTGGGTCAAATATAAACCCTCCATATCTAGGGGATCCACTCCCCCTATCAAAAAAACCTACATATTTATCTTCCCATTGAAAACCTGTAATAGTAGAAGGGTAATAATCAGACTGCCATTGTGTTGGGGAGATAAGTGCTTCTGTAATTACCTGTCCTCCTCCCTCAGAAACCGCCACTAACCCATCTGGGCCTGCATAGTATACAACTCCTCCCATATCTACCATTGAACGTTTTTGTAAACAGGCTTGGCTTAAATCTGTACGAACCCCCATTAGAGAAGCTGCATCATAACCCACTATAAGATATGGGGTTCCTTTGGTTGCTACAAATAGACCCCTTGAAGTGGGTTTGACCCCTACTATTTCTTCTTCTATTGTTACTCTATAACTAGAAGGCCAAGCATGAGGTTGGTAAGCTTCAGAAAAACAAACTCTTTTACCGGTAAACCCAGCAAACATTCCCCCTGGCATTGCACATAATCCTTTCACAGGCCCATCTGGATAGAGACTTGTGTCTTCATTAGGAGGTCCTATCCAATATGTAGAAGGTATAACTTCAGCTAATTCCTTATTCTTAGAAGTATCTGTATAAGTTGCATCTGCTAAATTTACCTCTGCAACAAATTGAAAAGCTGTAGTATTTGAACCTGTATTTGATCTATAGATACGTTTTTTAGATAGGTTAGTATTAGTCCTTCCTGCACTACTTCCAGCTGAAGTTTCTAGACCACTAATGGCCACTGATTGGTTATCATCTGTCTCTATATTGCTAGATGCTGGGGAAGGAGGCCCTTCCTCTCCATAGGCAGAAACAAAGGTATATACATAGGAAGTTTCATAATCGAGCTGGGCATCTGATTTCCCCCCAACTTTTACCCCGTCCGCTACACTCCCTGAAGTAGCACCACTTGTAGCTGCAGCAGCTAGCTCTACAGTAAGAGTACTAGTGCTAGGTACAGTTTTTATTCTATATGTACCATTTATATTTTCAGCTGTTATCCCTGCGGTAGTTGAAAACCCTTCAAGAGTTACATACTCCCCTACAACTGCACTATGAGCTGTGGGGGAACCACTAGATAAAGTGGTAACCGTAATAGTAGCGGATTCGTTTGTAGTAGTTATTGTGCCATCAAAACTAGTTTCAGCAACTACTGCTACTGTTGGCGCTGCTGTAGGTGCGGGGATTCCTAGTCGATATGAATTGTTAGGGTAAACTGAACCTCCTATAACATCAGAAGAACGGCCCATTTTTGCGTAAGTACCATCTCCGGTCCAATATACCGTGTTATTAGTATCCCCTTCAATAGGGCCGAGCTCTACATTTACATCATCATCAAATTGAAGCCAACGAACTGGATCATCTGTATATTTAAAAATACTATTTCTAGTACTATTACTTAGAGTAAGAGCATCAGAATTAGTCTTGAGAGGAACAATACGACCACTTTCAAGATCTACATCTGTCGCTACCTGGGCAAAATTTTCCTTTAAAAGCCTAGGGGAAGAACGTGGTGCACGCCCTCCGAATGTAATAAGTTTGAAGTATGCCATAATTTATTCATTATACATTATTAAGAACCGTCGTTTGTAATTCTAGACTCCTTCTTCCTACTTGTTTAAACCACCTAGAGTCTTCCATTTCTCTAGCCATACGCTCCCAATCATGTTCTCTACAAGCTTCTAACATGTTTTTAAAGTTAGAAAGCCTATTGCCCCCTAGGTTAAAACACATGTTTACTAGTACATGTTGGATATCTTCAGGGAGATTATAAAAGCCATCTTCTGACCCAAACACCTTAACAGCTTCTTCTAAATGTTTTTCAAAATCGTGTTCAAAGTACATATCTACTACTTCTTGTGACACGGGAGTTCCTATATCCAATACGTATTCTGGTTCCCCTTTTTGACATAGGTGACCAATACCAAGTGTTTTATATCCTAAACTATCTTCGTATATCTCTAAAACTTCACCTTCATGTCGTTTTATGTCTTCTTTACACTGTTCTATATTCATTGTGTAACAATCTCGGACTCTTTTGTAGGTTTTATATTATCCTCAACCATTATTACTTTCAGGTCCCCTACAATTTTTTGTTGGGCTGTTTCTACCTTTTTTACCTCATACTGAGCTTCAGTCCAATCAGTTTGTAGTCGTACTAACATATTAAAACATTCAGCAGCTCTGTCCGTAAGAGTGCTTATATCGTAAGACTTACCATCAAAATTGATAAGTTGTGGGCTATCCGTAGCCATATTTATTGGTTTTTTTGCCATTCTTCCCTCCTATGAAAAGATTCTTTCTACGCCACTAGCTGCAATAATTAGAATATAAAGACCTAAAATATACCTAGTGAACTTAGCGTCCATAGCATCAAATTTAGCGTCTCCTTTATCTAATCTTTTTTCTATGTTCGCATAGCGGATAGCACATTCTCTTTCATGTGCTGCTATCTTTTCCATAGATTCTTTCGCCGTAGCCATGCCTAATTATAACCTTAGTCGAAGGAAACCGTAAAGTTCCCATCTATGAGAGCAGATGGACCTGTTCCACCACTCGCTGAAGACCAACTCCATTGGTATACAAGCCTACTATAGTAAAAAGTAGGAAGACCTACATTCCTTGCAAATTTATACCCTACCCCATCGTCTCCGCTCGCAGCGTGTCCTTTAACATAAACATTACTCCAGTCTGTATCTCCTGTATCACATCCACTCCCTTCAAACGCTATTTTAAAAGTAAAAGTGTCAACTATCCCATCTAGTTGTTGAAAAGTTGCTCCTGAGAGCCACTTATTGCTATCAAAATCACTACCATTTGGCTTTGCGTTAGAAGAACTTAGTGCTAAAGCAGAAGTGGTGTATGAGGTATCTCCATCGTCAAGGGATCCAATTTGGGTAGTGGTACCATTATTAGTCATCCCTTGCATACCCCCCACTGTACCCCAGCCTTTTATATACACGGTAGTGGTTACCGTCTCTTTAGTGATTTGTTGTTCAAAGTTGTAAGAAGTATCTCCTCCTGTTACTTCGTAGGAGTTAGCCCAGTCTCTAAAGTGTGAAGTAGCTGTATTACTAGTGCCATGAGTATTTACAGTAGTACCATTAGTTCTAGGTCTATAGTCTTGGTAAGTGCTAGCATCCACAGCCCCACTGTTATTCATTACATCACGCATGCCATCCATGCTTAAATTTGTCCAAACTAGTTTACTCATAGAAAATCTACCTCAATTACATCATGAGTAACAGTATACTCATTTATTAATGTGTCTGGTACTTCTTCCCCTCCTGCACTGCCATCTTCAGTAGGAACAACAACTCCCCCTGGTGTTCTATATTTATATTCTTTAGTTAGCTCAGAAACTGTATAAGTAGACCAGTCTATAAGTGAATTAGGTTGTTGTAAGCCAGCTATTTCAGCACGCTTGAAAGTTGCAGTCATAGGGCCGTCTTTTGCTGTATAACTTTTCTTTTTTATTGCCCCTAGTTCTTTCCACACTTCAACTCTAGCGTTTTGCCACTCTACGTTAAAAACATACTCTCTACTATTAGAGGTATTAGGCCTAACTAAACTTCTACATTCATTAATAGACCTATCAGAATTGTCATAAAAGGACTCTTCTAGGGTTAATAAATAACCATCTTCATAACTAGCAGTAACACAATATCCCTCTTTAAGCCTATAAACAACTGCATAGTTAAATTGTTTATACCACCAGTTTGCCTTATCTTCATCCGTTGCTGCTTTATAGTCTGCGTCTGAGACTGTACCTTTTGTCCAATAGGCGTATGATAAATTACCTCCATCTATATAAGGCTTAGAAGCCATATACATATTAAAGATATCTCCATTATCTAAATGCTCTTTTAGTTCTTCGCTTGTAAGGTTTTTAGCTGTAAACATTCCTAAATTGTATCATTAGGGAACCTCTGAGACCATATGGTCAAGCTATACTTAGTACCACTTTTTAACTCTAAACATTCATGTGGGTGGGTTACAGCCCCTGGAAATAACAATAGTTTACCTACAGGGATATCTTTATTACTTAGGTTTTGACGTGGGAAACTTAGTTCTCCCCCCTCATATCCTTCGTTTAGTTTAACAGACCCTGTGACGTAGGAAGCATCATGATGTAAAGATAACTTAGTCTGTGTTTCAGGTGAATATTTAAGAATAAAAGCATCTCTTAAACCATACATTAATAAAGGCTTCCAATGTTTTTCAGCGATTGGGGCAATATATTTTTGCCAGTGAAATTCTAACATTTCCCAAAGTTCTAGTTGTTTTAAACGTATCTCTTGTGCAGGAAACTTATCATAATCTAAACTTTTCCAATTCCCATTAGCATTGGCCATATTAATAAGGTCTTCACATTGAGAAATAGTCATAAAATCTACTAGAAGCATGTCATTCTCGAGGAGTTCATATTCTCCTAGGTTAGCTATAAATAAAGAAGATTGATTTGGATAAAGTTTTTGATACAGGTTTTCAAAATGTTTTTTAGCCTCAGCCCCACCATTTCCATGGTAGATACAAGGGCAGCAAATACCATTATCTAACTGTCCATTTGTAACTTGTATTCCAGGTTCATGTGTTTGAAAAATGTAACCCTCAGTATCTAACACAATATCATAAAGGCCTTCAAGATAAGCTTCTTGGTAAAAAAGCTGGTCATCTTCTTGGTCTGTTATATTTGAGTGGCTTAATATTTTTTTTAGTTCTCCTACTTCTCCTATAAAAGTTCCAGAATTAAGGTAACGGTAAGGGGTATTAGTTGGAGGGAATTGTTCAGCTATACTTTCGTCTGGCCAACAAACAGATTCCGCTGAAAACACAACCTTGTGGTTAAACCCTTTATAACGTTCTTTTATAGTATGTAGAGTATCTGCATAAAACACGTCGTACGCGTCTGTGAAGAGTACAATATCCGTGTCCGGAAGTTCTTCATACTCCATATGGGCCTTTAAGAGGTTTATTTTCATTCCACCCCCAGGGCCAGTCATATCAGTACCATTCCATTGCACTTTTTCTCCAATGTTTAGGTATTTAATACCTTGGACATGGGCTGAATTTCTTAGCTTGGTAAGTTTATTTTCCTCTGTACCTATCGTTATTACATGAACAGTACTCGCCTCTCTTATGTCTGATGGTAAAATATCAACACTAGCTTGATTACAAGCATCCTGTGATAAAGCAAGAGCATTAAAAGAATGCTTTTGTATCATCTCTGGTAAGTACTCATCTACAGGGATAATACCCGATAGAATATCTGTTTTTAATAACTTCCTAGCTCCTTTAGGTCGTATTACATAAGCAGTAGTATTGTAGGGATACCAAGGCCTTTCTAGTCTATCGTCTATTCTATTTGTTCTTTCTGGTTCATTTTCATTACGTTGTAAGTATAAGAAGTCCCAACTATCTATAACTTTTTCATAATATTCTTCATCCCAAGTTTCATTAATAATTGCGTCATCTTCAAGTACTATAATTGGTTCATCCAGTTCTACACATTTCTCCCAAGCTTTTCTGTGGGATAAGAAACAGGCTACTTCAGTAGGAAGAATAGGTCTATTAAGAAAAGGATCTACCCATCCCTCTCTTGTTGGATACATTGAAAGGTCCTCTAGCTCCCCATCTACGGCTGTTATGAATTCTACAGAAAGGTTGTTATTTTCTATAAAATGGTCCCGTCTATCTTCCCGTCTTTCTAAATTGATAACAAACTTTTTTAACGCCATTTTGGTCCCTCCACCCAAGATACTAAAGATTTACGAATACCTTTAGTTACAGGTAAAACCCTATGCCGTATTGGGGAGGGGAAAACTAAAATAGTGCCTTGTTTCTTTAGAAGGTCTTTATCTGGGGCTTCATACTGAGGTTCAAGTTCAAACTCTCCCCCTTCATATTCTGAAGGATCAGAAAGTTGAATTATTATACTTAGCTTCCTGTCATAACTAGAAGGGTTCCCCCAGAAAGTGTCATGGTGCCAATTATAATGTCCTTCTTCTGTACCTTTATATGTAGTAAATTGAATATCCCATACGTTTGTAATATCAAGTCCAAAAGCTGCTCTATTGGCACTAGATATATAATCCCAAATTATTTTTTGAATTGTAGGAGAAGAATTTGGAGAGACCCAACGTAGTTCAGATCTACGTACGGTTAAGTCTTCCTTGGATTCCATGTTACTCTGATGTCCAATCTTTGCTGTGACTGGTTCATAGGTTTCACATTCTTTTACTATTGCTTCAACTGTAGCGCGGTCTAGTTCGCCGGCCCACATTTGCCAAATTGCTTTCATAACACCTCCTGTGTTTTATTTATCTTCTAGTTTTCTTATTCTAGAGTCAAGGTCTTCATACCCTTCTAGATCATATAAATCTTTTGGAGTATGCGAATCTATTGCTAGTTCTTTAATTGCTTCAACTAAGAGTGGAATAACTTTTTCGTACCAAATAGTTAAGTAATCCCCATGTATAGGAGCTTCTGTAACCACTTCTGGGAGAACTTTTTGTACTTCTTGAGCATTGAGTCCTACTTGACGCTTGTCGTTGTCATATCCTAAGCTACGAGCTAATTCATTCTCTTTAAAGTAATATCCTGTAAGTTGTAAAACTTTTTCAAGAGCATCTACTATTGGCCCTTCAAATTCTTTTAATCTTTCATCAGAGTAATAAGCAGTAATATTATTAGTTGCCCTAATTTCACCTGCTGTGCCACTTGCTGCTGTGCCTGCCCCTAAAGAGTTTAATTGAGTATTAGAACTTGTGCTTATCCCTGCCCCTGTCGGTCCTGTAGGTCCCGTCGGTCCCGTCGGTCCTGTAGGTCCGGTTGGCCCTGTAGGTCCGCCACCCCCTGTTGAACCTGGGGCACCTTTTTGTCCTTTACTTCCGTCCGAACCATCATCACCACTCGGTCCAGTAGGTCCTGTTCCACCTGTAGGACCAGTTCCACCAGAAGGCCCAGTCGGCCCAGTTGGGCCCGTTCCACCAGAAGGCCCAGTTGGGCCCGTTCCACCAGTTGAACCAGTAGCTCCTTTTTGTCCTTTTTGTCCTTTAGAACCATCTGATCCATCTGACCCATCGCTTCCGCCTGGTCCAGTTGGTCCAGTTGGACCTGTTCCACCAGTTGAACCGGTAGCTCCTTTTTGTCCTTTTTGTCCTTTGGCCCCTGCGGAACCATCACTACCATCGCTACCCGCAGGTCCCGTTGGTCCTGTGCCCCCGGTTGGTCCAGTTCCGCCACTTGGGCCCGTAGACCCAACTTCTCCTTTTTGTCCTTTTGAACCGTCTGATCCATCTGACCCGTCTGAACCAGCAGGTCCTGTAGAACCTGTAGGTCCACTAGCTCCTACCTCACCTTTTTGTCCTTTAGAACCTGTAGGTCCCGTTGGGCCTGTTCCTCCAGTAGGTCCTGCTCCTCCTGTAGATCCAACTTCTCCTTTTTGTCCTTTTGAACCGTCTGAACCATCACTACCATCTGAACCAGCGGGTCCAGTAGGTCCAGTAGGCCCTGTTCCTCCAGTTGATCCAACTTCACCTTTTTGTCCTTTTGAACCGTCTGATCCGTCTGATCCCCCTGGCCCTGTTGGTCCTGTTGGTCCTGTTGGTCCTGTAGGACCGGTTGGGCCGGTTGGGCCGGCTGGTCCTGTGTCTCCAACATCACCCGTTCTTGCAAAAGTAACTACTACATTATTGCCATTGCCAAAGGGGCTTGCTGCCGAACTATCAACATTACTTACTGTTATATCAAAGTATCCACTTGCTTCTGATAAACTTGAAATTGTATAAAGTAGAAATTTATTAGCATCTGTTTTTAATGAAATTTTTACATGCCCTTTAATAGTAGAAGTTGAATCATCTATTGTTCTTAAGAAAGATTGAATATCACTGGAACCAGCATCAGCATCATCTATATAGATACCTGTAGCACCATTCTGAGTTGAATTATCTAGTCTAAGGGTTCCCGCTCCAGGGTCCGCATTAGTTGTTGTAGTGCTGAAAGCATATTCAAAAGATTGTCCACCAAAATTACCTTGTGGTCCGGTAGGACCTGTAGGACCCGTAGGACCTGTACCTCCAGTTGGGCCTGTACTACCCCCTGGTCCTGTTGAGCCTACTTCTCCTTTTTGTCCTTTAGACCCGTCTGAACCATCTGAACCATCTGAACCTGCTGAACCGCCAGGACCGGTAGGACCCGTAGATCCAACTTCTCCTTTTTGACCTTTATCCCCAGCTGAGCCTCCAGGACCTGTAGGGCCTGTGCTTCCTGTTGAGCCTACTTCTCCTTTTTGGCCTTTAGAGCCATCTGAACCATCTGAACCATCTGAACCTGCTGAACCTGTAGGGCCGGATGGGCCTGTGGGACCCGTGGAGCCAACTTCTCCTTTTTGGCCTTTCGCCCCGGCTGAACCATCTGAACCATCTGAACCTGTTGGGCCTGTTGGACCTGTACTACCTCCTGGCCCAGTTGGACCTGTTGGACCTGCCCCTCCAACTTCTCCTTTTTGTCCTTTCTGCCCTTTTATACCACCAGTGGGGCCTTGCCATTCACCTGAGCTATTAATAACCTCAGAGCCACCTATTTTTACACCAGTTATGTCAATGACACCTGTTTGAGAGTTTTGGTCTAATTGAGGAAACGTTTCTAAGACTTTAGCTGTTAAACGTAGATCACAAGCATCACCAGCATCAAAAGAACGTGCTGAAGTTCCGTCTTGTTCACGGACTACTGTGAGCGTATTACCGCTCCTGGCAGTTACTTTAACTACCTCATTGTTTGTCCCGTCATCAAACGTTACATAAAACGACTGTCCGCTACTTAGTGTAGGAAAGACCGAACCATCTGTAACTCCAATACTGGTAACAGAGGTGTTGATATCTCCTGATAGAGTCGTAGTCGCATTGTTCTTAAAAACAATTGCCAAACTAACCTCCTCCTACTGTTATGAAACAGTTACAGTCCAGGTAATTGTCATGGCGTCATTAGCACCTTTATTGACAACGCTGAACACAGTCCTAGCAAGCATTGTTCCACCGGAAGAAGCAGTTAAAAGTCCTGCCTCTGTTATAGCACCAGTACCAGTACCTGCAGCGAAAGTATCAACGTACGTTACGACCGCTCCAGAGACATTGGTTGATGTTAATGCTGTTCTAGCTGATTCACTGCCTAAAGCAGTATTACCAGCTGCCGCAGCAGTTGAGCCTGTACCAATCGCCATATACCCTATAACAGTAGAGTTATTAGCCATACGATCAGCTACATAGCCTTTTCCAGCAGTAACAACTAAGTTAGGAACTTCTTGAACAACTTTATCATTAAGGGCAATGGTTAATTTACCTTTTAATTTTAAGCCATCTTTTAACATAATTTCTCCTAGTTAAGTGTATTACTATTTAAAGCCGACGCATTCAAAACACTTTGTCTATTAGCGTTTAGAATAGATATCGACTCTGTTATTGTAGCACTATCTTGTGCTGATTTACCAAAACTATGTACAAGACTATCTGTAATAGTTGAGGATTCCGTTTTTGCAAGAGCAACAGAATGTGCTAAAGCCTCTGTAACGCTCGCAGTGTCTGACTTTCCTAAGTCGCTAGTATGAGTTAAAGAGTCAGTAAACTCAAATTCATCATCTGTTAATGGCTTAGAAAAAGAGTAGCTAGATGCTTCAGAAACACTTACAGACTCTGCTTTAGCTAAACTAGCAGAAAAATAAGAGCTATCTGACATCGTCATACTACTTGCTGCTGGTGTTGAAAAATCTATAGCAGGACTATCTAGCATGGAAAAAGTATCTGATCTTGCTTTGCTTGTTGAGTAAGAAAGAACATCTGCAAAACTAATAACATTAGTTTTATCCATATTTACGTCAGTCTGTAAAGGATCTGATACAGAAGCCCTATCATCTAGAGAAATAGCATCTGCAAAGGCTCTTGAAAATGTCACTACACGTGCGAAAGAATCAGACATGCTAAGAGTTTCTGATGGCCCTAAGTTAGCCTCTAAGACTGTAGAGTCACTAAGAGAAGCTGTTTCAGAGAGCGCCTTGTCTAAAGCATACGTTAATACTTCACTTGTACTAATTGTTTCTGTAGGGCCTAATTCAATATTAAAAGTAGCAGCATCTGACATGCTAAAGGAATCAGAATAAGAACGTCCTAGTTCTCTAACTACTACAACACTATCACCTATGCTGACGGATTCAGAATAAGCAGTAGAAAGGTCAAAAGCTAGTTGTTCACTTATATACGCAGCATCATCTATTCTATTACTTAGGGTAAAGGCGAGTGTTTCTGTTACTGATAAAGACTCAGCAATAAGTTTATCTAAAGTCTCAGAATCTAAATAGAGGCTTGCAATCTTAAGATTTTGGTAGGTAACTAAACCCTGTAAACTAACGTAAGCAACTAGACTACTTAAATTAGTATAAGAGACCGAGGAGTTACTCTCCTCTAAGTCTATATTTGTTATTTTTAGGTTAGTGTAAGTAACCTTAGCTTTAAAAGCCATTAATCGAAATCGTCTCGGACTCTAAATTTGATCAAATCCTGAACAGTTTGTATACCTCCTCCTGAAGTAGTGTATTCAACTTCTCCTTCAAATGTGCCAGCTGCAGTCCAAGTTCCACTAGGAAAGGTACATGTGCATTGGCCATTAGAGGCGTCCGAAAGGGTCATAGTAATAGTTTTAAGAACTGTAGTACTTCCTACTTCTCTTATTCTTAACTTTACACTGCCCCCACTAAGATTAATTGCAGCCCAGGTAGTACTGTCCTCTGAATCTAAAGTTTTACCCGAAGCAGCTTCATTGCTATCTTTTAGAGTAAATACTAATTGAGGAAGTGTATCTCCTACTACTAATTTAACTGTATCTGAATATGCCATAATTTATTCTACCATAAAAATTATTCGTTTCTGCCACCAAAATTGCTAGTGTTTAAGTTACTATAAATAGGAATTAACTCAGGTATCTCTGTATCTAAAGTAACTAAGTTCCAAGTTTTTTCTGCTGTAGGGCCAAGCATTGGAACAAAGAATGGGTCTCCATATCTTCTATTCTCCATAAATAGTGGGAAAAGAAGAGAATATTTACCAGGGATTCCCCCTCTATCAATTACTTCAAACCAGTACTCCCCACTGCTCATAGACTGTGATTGTCTATAATCTGTGTCTGCAGGGCTAATACCAGGTAATAACCAAGCAAGTCCTATTTTAAACCTTTCTCTTAAGTCCCAACCAATCATGGTTAAAGGAAGAACAGTTAACGCCATCATAATAAGAGGGTACATGGCATCAGGAATTTGCCCTTTATTACCGTAGATTGTTCTACTTTCTCTTAGAACTCCCCCTACAATATTTTTACCGTATGCGTAATAGAAAGACTTTAACTGCCAAACTAAAGCAAAATTAGGATCAGAGGCCCATATAGGCCTTTCTGCTGAATTTGGCCTAACAATAGCTTCGTCCACAAACCTACGTAACGCACTTTTTATTTTTGGAGAAGTTTTTAAATTTTGACCTTGTGCTACCCATTCATTTATTTCTTTTCCTGTGATTCCTAGCTCTTCTAAATATCTTTTAGAAGTAAGCACTTCATAGGACCCTGGTAATTTATTAGGGTCAGTAACTATTTTTGCGTGTTTAATAAGAAAGTCCCTACCCATACCAGCGGCAAAACTACGTGTCCACCTTGTCCATCTTTCTAATTGGGTAAACCTGAACCACCCATTGGTCCATTTCTGAGCATATCCATATTGAGCCTGTTGAGTTTCCCCTTGGTAAAGGTTCATATCCATCATGGCCTCTAGTCCATTTACTCCTATGCTTTTAGCTAGTTGTGCACCCTCCTCTTTAGTTAAAGAATTAAATAAATTATCAACTATAGTTTTCACATCTAAAGTTCTAGAACGTAAAACAGGGCCAGCAGCATCAGGAATAGAAGCAAAAACTACCATACTTAAAAGGGAAACTACATTATAAAAAAGCCCCCAGTTTGTAAATTTTTTCCATAGGTCATGTTTTATAGGGCTTATTTTGCCTAACATTGCGTTAATAGCTTCTTGGGCAATTATTTGTTCTTCTGGAGACAACTGATCTACAAGTTTCTTTAAGTGTTCGGCCCCTCCTCTTTTCTCAAACTCTACCCTTCTTACTGTTTTTCTTACATACTCCATTAAAGCAATTTCAGGAGGACTAACCAGTTTTTTCTCAAAAAGCTCTGCAAACGTTATATTTTCAAAATACTTAGACCTTTCTCTACTCATACCAATGGTATATTCCCCTTCTTCGTCTACAACGTTATATTCATCTGACTCATTCTTACTAATTAGATCTTCTACTATTTTAGTAGCTTCTTTTAATGTAAGTCCTTTGTTCTTTTTAACTAAAAGATCAATTAGGGCGTTTCTTAATTCTTCATTGGCTGCAATTTCTTGTAAATTTATTAGACGAGGGAAGAAGTTCTCACGTCTTTTAATACCTAGCTTCTCTAACTCTAAGTCATCATATAACTTATCTAATAATTCTCTAACTTTTCGTGCTTTTTCGCTTAAATCTTTTGTTGCTGTAGTTTCATCAGAAGCCTCTTCTAAAACAGCTTTTGCTTCATCTGTAAAAGTAGTATTAACTCCTAAAATCTCTCCTATTTCATTAATAATTTCATAGGCTTTCCCACTCGCGGCATTAATAAACCCTTCTTCTCCTAACACTCCTGATACTTTATGGAAGAAGTTTGCAATTTCTTCCCCTACGGGGCCCATTCTAAAAAGAATTCCATGGGCTGAATCAAAAATCTTTTTAAACCATTTAGGTAGTTTGCCATTCATAAGCATACGGTTTGCTAGCTTTTCTATATTTCTAAGGCTTTTATGTCCAAACTTGTCACCAAAACCAGTAGATTCTAGGAGAGACTCAACATGCGCAAGTTCTTCATACCCAGGCTCTCGAGCGTCCTTCTGTTCTTGTGCTTCTTTCTGGGAGGTCTGTAGCCCATTTACAAACTCAGCGAAAGATTCACTATAAGAGAATCGTTCAGCGACCCTCTCTTTCCCTAGTGCCGATCTAGTTATAAATTTACCAGCTGTTCCATCTGTTATATAGTCCCAGAAAGCTTTAAGGGCCTCTGTTATCTTTTTAAGGAAAGACTGCCCCACGTTAGTAGCTTTATAAATTTTACCTTTGTGTAAATCAAAGAGCAGGGAGGCAGTTTTATCAGAAAACCACTCATCAAATCCTTTTTGTCCTTGCCATTGTTTTATTCCAGGATTAGCAGCCACATCTTTTTTGTACTCTTTTAAAAGAGCATTTCTTAAGGCTTTATTTGTTAAAGAATTTTCTTTAAGTTGGTTTAGGAAAGTATGTCCTATCTCATGCCCTAACACCTTTAAATAGAAACCCATTGTCTCTAATGTTGCATTAGGGGAAATATTTAAAATAATAACATCATAGTCTTTAAAGTGGATATTCCGCCCTTTTGTCTTTTCATCATTTTGTAGTTCTGCTTGTATTCCTTCTACTATTTTATTTAAACGCGCATTCCCTAAATCAATGGATTCAGTAGTAGAAAAGACCAGAATGGGTTTAGTGATACCTAATAGTTTTCTAGCACCCTCTACTATTGTTTTCAGAAAACCAGAAGCTTCTCCAAAAAGTTCATCTACTGTATTCGAAATTTCTATTTTTGTTTTTTTATTTACTTCTTTCCCATTAATAATAGGTTTTTCCTTAGGCATGTTCATCTTACTAAGAGGTTGTTTAGCCCATTGCTCATAAGCAGAATCCCATTTTTCTTCTTGGGTTGGTTCGAGGGTAGTTTCAGACTGTTCTTCTCTTAATTGAGATAGTTCTCCTTCTTTTGTTTCAATTTCAGTTTCTAGCTCTTCTTGAGTCCAGTTTTTATATTCCCACCATATTTTTGACTTACCAGAGTCTTGTAGTGCTACAAGCACTTGTTCCAGCTCTCGTATTAATGCTTCTAAATTTGATTCTCGGTCTTTGGGATCTGTTCCAAAAGTTCTCCCTTCATCTCTTTCTTGTCCTGCTAACTCTTGAAGCTCCTTAAGGGTATAAGATTTACCCCCTTGAGAATAAATAGGCAGAGAAGCTGCATTTTCATTAGTAACTGGTTTTCCATCATATTCTAGAGTGCCTTTTTCAATAAGCTCTCCATATAATTGAGAAAAAGCATCCATCAAGTCACCATAAAAAAGATTATTACCCATTCCCATTCTTCTGAATAAATTACGCATTTGAGTAACAGCAAAAGGCATATCAATAGGTTTTCCATCAAGGGTCCACCTACTGGCTTTTTTATTTTTAAGTTTGTTTGCTCTTCCTCTTTTTCTAGCTTTTCTAAGAATACTATCGGCTTCTGCAGTAACATCAATATCTGCCTGCGCAGTTAAATTATATTTAAGAATCTCTACCCCATTTTCTGTTTCTTCTATTTTAAAAGTAGTATCTACAGTAGACTGTGTATCCATAAGGTCTAAGTATTTTTTTAGAACAAACTTAGACAACTTACCTTGAGCAAATAGTTCATCTAACTCCGCTCTAAATACTTCAGCAGTGGATAACCTAGCCTCATCATATAAATCTTGATCTGGGAATTGATCTTCATACTGTTCATCTGGAAAAGCCCAAGGTTTATTATTTCTACTACGGATAGGATTTTCTATAGACCCGAGAGAAAGGTTTTCAGGGTCACTAACAGGTTGGGGCTCAACCTCAAATATGTTTCCTTCGTCATCTAAGGTTTCCTGCATGTCATTAAAAGAAACAGGCTCCGCCCCTAGTTCTTGTACCTCTTCTAGGTGTGTTTCAGCATCTACAATGTCATAAGTGTAATTTTTGCTATTCTTAAAAACCTTATTTTTAAAATCATCAAGATGTTTTTGTCCATCTTCCTTTGGGTTATTAGTTTGAAAAGACTTAACAATGTTCCCTTTTTTATCTTTTACTCTAACAACCCAACCGTCTCTTGAGTCTCTACTACGAGGAAAATCTAATATCCTAGCGAGCGTTTCATCTACCAACCTTTGACTAGGCATATTTAAACTAAATATATTAGTAAAGCTCTCCGCTTTTTGTTGGTTCTTAGTAAGAAGAATACCTCCTATTGGGCTTTTTAACCTCACATCAAACCAAGCATCCGTTCCATATTTTTCAGCTACCTCTTTTTCTATCTCTGCCCAATTATCTAGACTTTGAAACTCTATCCATGTGGTATCTATATCATTGGTTGGGTCCATCATAGTCTCGATCGCACCCCAAAGTTGTTCTTTTGTCTCTGGTATTACTTTACCTTCGTTTAGGCCACCAAATTTAGCTATAGTCATTTCTTTAATAGTCCTATTAATTTGGTATTTTTGGAGCCAATTATTGGCGGAAGATACAATCCCCCCAGCGCTGCCTCCAAGACCCCCAATACTAAGACCTGCGGAGAAACCCGCGAAAGCTGAAGTGGCTAGGTCTAATTTCATTTGCTCCTTTGAGTAACGAGGGTCAATCTGATCTTCAAAAAAGTTTTTAGTGCTTGGGTCATCAGCTGGTAATCTTTCTTGGTCCCATACTCCCATTTTTACTGAGCTTTCTATACCTGCTTGTGTAGTCTCCGCTATCATTTCAGCCCCACTTGCAGTTCCCATAGATCTAAAAACATTGCCAACAATTGAGCCCGGAGTCCTAGGAACTCCTTCTATTAAACCAGTCCCAGCAAAACCCCTAGGGAATATTGCTCTAAGAGCTTTAAACATCGTAACATCTGCTGCAAGTTCTGCTGCTGCAAAAGGGACAGCAAGTCCTAAAGACTTCCAAGCTGAAACAGGGTCAGTGTATCCTTGTTCTGCATACTCTCCAAAAATAGTCCCTGCCCCTAATCTGTAAGACCCCTCAAAAGCACCTCCCATTGCCCAACGACCTAGGGTTTTATTTTTCATTTTTGTACGGTAGTTAGCATACACAGCATTCATTACTGCATTTTGTTTATTGGTAAGTGTAAGACCCCTTAAAGATGCTTCTACCGCCTCTCTTATAGACTGTTCAGTGATATCTGCAGCCAATAATCTTTTTGCTACTATTTTTTTAGCGCCTTGTTTAGTAACTGCAGCACCAGCTGCGGCTGTTATTCCAGCAGCTCCAGCAGGGATTGCTGCTCCTCCTGTTAAGATTGAAGCAATTCCTCCTATAGCTGTAGCGACTATGGTATCAGCAATTACTACACCCATAGTAGGCAAGGCTTCTCCTGCAAAACCTTGCATAGCTCTCCATCCATCATTACTAGCTACTTTGCCAAGGAAGCCTCCCCAAGTCTCTTCATCCCAAGCATCTGCAAATATTGCACTAGCATCTACTTTTTTTACCCTAGAAGCAGTCATTTCAGCATTGCCAGCTTGGAAAAGAGCTTCTTCTACCGCTTCTTCATTTCCAGCTAGAGAATAGAAAAGAGAACTAAGCTTATGGTGTAGTGCATCTACAGTATGAGCACCGGCCTGGGCGCCATACCCCATGATACGCGCATTATCTTTATTACTAACATCAACTTCTTCATATAGGCTAGGATCAGCATATAGACCAGCAATTCTTCCTGTATCAACTGCATCCTCTTGGAAAATACCTGGGCCTGGTTTTATTGCTGCTTCTTCAGGTTCTAGATTAACACCACGTTCAAATATACCGCCTGGGGAGTAGGCTCCTGCTGATCTGGATCTGAATGCTTGGACTATATCATCAGCCATAGTCGCCCAAAATTAAGGATTTACTACCGGTAATATATCTATAAGATGATTGACCCTGTCTGGTGGCATTATGCCTTCAGATAGTATCCATTCTAATGGTACGGAATTTTCTGCCTCTATCCCTGCGCCACCTGTTCTAGTTCCTTTTTTATGGGCAAGTTTAAGACCCGCACCATCTTTATCTTGTATTAATACAAACCTATCTTGGAGCTCAGAGATTGAAGTAACTGTTGCATCCCCTGCCCAAACATCATTCCAGTATTCAGCAAAAGAAGCTTCATCAGCAACACCAACCCAATTTTTAAGTGAGCCCCATACTCCCTCCCAGAAACCAACATCTCCCCATTCACTAGTAACTACCATTAAGTCTTTAAGTGCATCTTTATCATACATCTCTACGAAAGTATGCAGGTTATCTGGTCTGTAACTACCCGCGCCAGGGGTCTTAGCTATCAGTCTGACATAATCCATGTCTGTAAAGGCAGGAAGCTGAGATTCATCTTTATATTTTCCAGAGGCTAATAATGCTGCTTTCCATTGTTCCTCAGCTATAGCATACATACCTGAGGTCCTACCAGTCTCCGCAACATTTAGTATTACCTGTTCGGATTCACTGTCAAACTTCTCAGAATCAAAGCCTGCGCCACCGAAAGATACTACTCCGTCGTTGTCTATTGACATATTTCTAAAGTCCCAAGAACCTTTAAAGGTGTTCCATAAACCGTCTATATTAGTACCAATATCCTTTACTTTCTTCGCAAAAGCGGTTGCGCTTCCACTAGTTTGCTCAGATATAAACTTCTGCCACTCAAGGTTTAGCCTACTTGCATTTTGCTTTGTAACTACCTGTTGTCTTTTCTCCGTAGTGATGTCAGCTGGTCCTTTATTTATGTCGCCTGTTGTAATATAGTTAAATAGCCTCTCAGTAGCATCTTTTAGAGGCATGCCTAAAACCATACCAGTATGGTCTGAAAGAGCCATAGACATTAATAAAGATGTTTTATATGGATCTTTTACCTCTCCCCTATCTACTGCAGCTTTAAGGTCATCTGCGTTGTTTATCTTACTGCTCTCTAACCAGCTATCAATCCTAGCAATTGTCTCTGGACTAAACTTAGACTCGGCAAAAGTACCTTCTTCTCTCATCTTTTCTACAGCATCAGTAAGCTCTGAGCCTTCTAAACCTACCAAAGATGGAAACATCTCATTTAGAGTAAGAGTGGCTGGGCCTACTTCTTCAGTTTGTGTTGATGGGGACGCCCCTTTCCTTTCTTCTAAAGTTTTAAAATCATAATTCCCTGTATCATTTGGGCCACCTGGGTAATTACCAGAAGCTATAATTGCTCTTAATTCACTTTCATGGATATTTGGACTACCGAGGGATTCCCATATTTGTTTATGCCCTTCTTCGTACCCCGGATAACTCCATGGAAATGGATTAGAAGTACGAGGGTTTAAAGGTCTATCTCCTGTAGAGAGTGGGGTATCAGCAAATTTATCGCCTTGCACAGGTGTGCCCGCCCCTCCATCAGGAGGTACCTGGTTCTGTAGGAGAACTTGAGCATCCTCCGTTCCAGTCACAAAATCACCAAAATAATTTAAATCAAATGGGATTTCACCCTCCTTATCTTCTAACGCCCCTAGGTTTGAAAGGTCTTGTTGAACGGCTAATTGGTAGTTGTCGGCTAATACTCTTAAACGCTCAGGATCAGCTAGAAGGTCTTTCCAGTTTTGATCAAGCGTTGACCTAACTCCTTGTCCTTCTTCTGTATCTTGCCAATATTTAAACATTCCACTTACCACTCCATGTTTAGAGTTTATCCCATCAAGTGTACCCGATTCTTTTATTTTACTTAGCTCAGGAAAAAGTCTAAAAGGATCAACATGGCCCTGGTTTATATAGGTAGTTCCATGTCTACTGCTTGCTGCGTTAGAGGTCATAAAGCTTATCTTCTTAAGAGACTTTTCATATCTCTTTTGGTTTTGATTAAATACAATCCCTACTTGAGTAGTAGCATCTGGGTCCCCACTCACTGAAGTTATATTATTTAATTCATTGTCTCTACGTTCTCTTCTTTCATTAGTCTGGGCATTTAATTCATCAATTTCTGATGTAAGGATAGCAGAAAGAGTTACCTTATCCCCTGGTATCACGTCGTCTGCGTTTTGACCATCCCTTCTTTGAGTAACGAGGGTATTTTCATAATCATCATATATATCATGATACGTTTGTCCCTGTTTACCCATACCCAGTGTTCCTCCATATGCGTCGGAATTTGAATTAAGTAGCTTTATTTCCGTGTAGTTTGGGTTATATCTGCTCTGAAGGTCATCTACAGCATCTTCTAACATAGTTGCGACTTGATTCCCACTAAGAACAAGAGCTACATCATCCTCTTTATCAGTTCTCCATCTAGAGAGTAAACTCCAGCCGTCTTGTTGGGTGTAAACTGGTACCATAACGGCTGATTTTTGATTTCTACCACTGTCTATATCTTCTTTCCATTCTGCTAACTGGGTTGCTGTTCCTTTGACTTTTACCTCTCCAACCTGAGCTTTACCCTCTTTAACTTCTGGATCCTCGGCTGTAAAAAACTGATCCTCTGTTAAGAGGCCTTTTTCTTCTGCTTCTAATAAATGCGTTGGAATTTGACCCCTGACCATCATAGGGCGTCCATAAAATTGGTTCTTTTCTATTGAGTGTCCTCCTCCTGCATCTGTTTTAAGCCACTCTAACAAGTAGTCACTACTAAGAAGCTCAGCCATTTCGCTTTCTTTCACATTGCCGCTCATCATGTACTCTAGACCTCCCTCAGCGACCTTTAACGTTCCATCATCTCCAAGTTCGAAAATACCGTTTTCACCATTACTATCAACTGTAAGCTTCCCCGTTAATAACTCTGCACCTTCTGCTTCTTTATAGGCCTCATAGTCTTTTCTCATTATCTCTTGAGCGTATTCGTCGTTTCGGGCTTTACGTATATTTTGAGAGGTTTCTACCCCTTTTTGAAATGATGCCAGTGCGTTACTCATATTTTATTCCTTAAATAAAGAAAGAAGCTAAAAGAGCTCCTGCTGCTCCAGTTGCGAATTGTCTTTTCTGCATTGAATACCCGTGTCGTGCTTGGGCGTAAGCTTGTGACCTAGCATTTGCATTTGCTGCAGCCCCACCTAGTTGGCTTAAATTGTCTCTATTTAGCCCTAAGCTCATATTCATTAGCTGATTTCTTGTACTATTTTGAAGGTCCCTGTCTGCTAATTTTGCTTGATTAATTGCACCCGCAGTAGACAGTGCGTTACCACGTTGTACAGCTCTTTCTTGTTCTTGTAGTTGGGCAGCAGAAAGGCCCCCACCTCCATACCTAGCTAAATTTCTAGCCCGTATGCCTTTATTTTTTTCTATCTCCATAGGAGTATCTTGTCTTACTAGGTCTTCTATTGGGGTATCATCTAAGGAATCAATCAGCCTATTCTCAAAATCTCTATAATTTTTTATATAGTCATCATATTGCTGCCTGACGATACCGGCATAAGCTTTATCGGGATCTGCTACATTTGGGTAGTTTGAAGTATTATAATACCCAGCTTGCTCGTCCTCCCAGCCATATACCCTTCCTAAATTTCTTCCTAAGTTATTCCACAAAGCATTACTCATAATTATATTCCTACCACTTTAATGTTACATTACGCCACAAACTACGCCCTTTTGCTCGTTCTTCATCAGACTCTGGCCTATCCTTTTCATATATACCACTATATGTTCTATAGTCTTTTCGTCTACTATTTTTGAATTCGCCAGTTTTTGGATCCTTCTTTCCACCACCCCAAAAAGTATAGCCCTTCGCCAGATTGTCTTGGCCCGCGTCCCAAGCAGCCCCAGCTAGCTCGAAAGCGCTTTGTACATTCTGATCTCGGCTTTCTAACTTTCTTTGTGCGCTTGCTAAGACGTTTCTTGTCTCCATATCCGCTAAGCCAGCTAAACGAGTCTGAGACTCTGACTTTAAACCATGTCCGTAAGAGAGTACATTCAACTGCGTATCTTTTTTAGTAGCTTCCCCCACACTTGCGGCACCCACATAGGCGTCTAACCCAGCTGACGCCCTATCTGCAGACGCATCTACCGATTGAGTAGCTTGTAAACTAGGTTTATCTAACATTTGTGAAACATCTGCACCCGATACTCCCGCAGCATATGAAGTAAAATCTTCTTTTTCTGACCTATCTCTTTCATGTAAAGCTAATGGCCCATACTTTTCTCGTCTATAGGCTTCTTCGGAAACTGCAATACCAGCACTCACCTTTTCGGCTTCACTAGCTTTGTAATCTGATGCTTTTGGTTTACCGCCCATTTATTTTCTTCCTATATATTCTTGTTTCTAAATTCCATCCTATGTCTTTAACATAAGTCTCCATTTCTGGGACCCTGGACCTCGCTTCAATATACTTACAACCAGCATCTTTAGCAAGGCTCATTACCCAATCTTCATGAGGCATCCAATGATGTCCTCCTTTATTATAAGTATACGCTATCCATATAAGCAATGTCTTGTCTTTTGTAAACTGATCAACTTCTATTGTCAGTACTCCAAAACCTACAGGGGATGTGTAAAGAAAGGCTCTTTCGTTTACACACTCGCTGTAAACATCTTCAGGAATAAAAGAAAGATAAGGATTCTCTTTTAAAATTTCCTCGATTCCTGGTTTTATTCGATCCCAACAACTTCTTATATCTGTAAGTTTTGGGGGAATAAAATCGTTAGTAATCGATCTCCTTTCCGTATCTTCCATACCTCCTCCTGGGTAATCCTATTCCTTTATACTTAACTGTTCTTTTTACGCCGAGGTCTCCACCTCTAGCTCTTAATTCGGCTTGTCTTACTTCTTGCCCAAACTGATATAAATATTCTTGGGCCGCATTAATATCACTCCAAGCTTTATTAGGCATCCTTAAAAGCCGATATAGTGCCCCATAGATAATCCCATCTCTATAATTATTAGCAAAATCTGTATCTATATTATTTGAAGTCCTTGTTGGTTTTAATGCCACTCCCATAATCAAAGAGCTTGTTTTTGATGCGCTTGGCACAGGCACAACCCAAAAAGTATCAGGGGATTTTTGTAAGTAGACATAAGGCTGACCAGTTCGATCTCTCCAATCTGGGTAATTTAATTCTAAACTACGGGGACTAATAGGATCCATATCTTTCCCGTCATATACCATATAGAGAATTTGATGAACGTCTGTACCACTTGGTTGGTCAAAATCATATTCATAAACCCCAGAAATAGTACTAATTGGGTCTAAGTCGAATTTATAAGCCTTGGTTCGCTCACAAAGATCAATAGTAGCGGAACGTATATTATCAGCTACTAAGCTATCTGGGCACTCTGGCACATATGGTAAAACTTCTTTAACTAAGGAAGCAAAGGTTGCCACAGTTTACCCCCCTGCCACAGGTGGAACAGAAGCAGCCGAAAGTCTATCATTGTTTGGACTTACAATCTGTGCCGCTTGCGCCCCGCCCCCAACACTATTTGTAAACAAAGTATAATGAGATTGAGCTCTAGCTTCATTACCAGCGAACTCAGCGTCTTTCATATAACACCTATACAATACAAAATCGACAATTGCGTTACCATAAATATCATCTACTGCAATAGTCGCACTAGTACTACCTAAATCTGAAGGGGCCGCAGAATAAACAATTTCTATGAAAGTACTCGTACTGGATGCTCCTGGATAAACATAGAATGACCTAGGATCATCTTCATCAAAAACGTAGTGTTTTACTGTAGTAGTATGTGCCGCATCTCCTGAAACAGTTGGATCATGCCAATTAGGTTCTTGTGAATCTAAAATATCTCTATCAACGATGCGGATTGCCCTCTTTCCTGAGGCACCACCGGAAGCATCAGACATATTTCTTGTGATTTTAATAAGCCTAAGCCCGCCCGTAGGTAGCGACTGTTTAGTACCAACAACAAGTGCCGTATTAGCAGTAGTTGCCGTAGATTCTGGTTTTAAATTAACTATCTCTCTTTGAGCATCATTAATATACCGAAGCAATTCAGCTTCTAGCCATCTAACCCCTGTAGTATCTTGTAGTGTATCTTGTATTCTACTAATAAGGTTAGCACCTGTCAGTGTCCCTGCCATAATTTATTACTCCGCTGCTTTTAACTCTTCAATTAAAGCTGCTTTCTTTTTGCGTCTATCAAGCTCTATCCCAATAGTACGACCATACTCTTCTAATTGTATTTTAGTCATGCTATCAAGGTCTATTGAATCTTCTCCTACTGGAGCCTCTTCTATTGGAGCTTCTTCTATTGGGGCTTCTTCCTTAATTGGAGTTTCTTTTATTCCTTTAACTTCCGTACACCCTTGTTGTAACGCAAGAAGCGCTATATCATCACCCACTTCTTTAGGTACACCCGCCTCTAACCGAATGGATGCTCCCCAAGTTGTGGTTATGTATTTATCTTCATCTGCAACTATTATCATAATTTTCTCCTAAAATTTTTTAATTATAGGTGGCCCCGAAAGACCACCTATAAAATATAACACAATTAGTATGCTACATCTAATCTTATAACACCGAAGTCTTCATTTTGACCTGAGTGGTCACTGTTAAAGACTGGCTTCTTAAGACCAAATATCTTACCAATTGAAATACCGTTCTGGTTGCCATAGTCGAAAGTATCTTCAACTATCTCTGGAATACCAATATCGGCCATCGCTAATGCTTGAGCTCCGCAGAATAAACATGCAGAACCATTAATATCAGCGTCAGCACCCCATTTGTATCCGGCTGAACCAGCATTTGATGAGGTTCCAGTCGTAGCGCCAGATGTATTAAATACATGTCTGAACTCATGGACCATAATCCCATCAACCATTAAGCTAGAAGAACCAGCGAACAGGCTGTTGCCTGGTCCTCTGACTCCAGCATTTCTTACGTTAGCTAAGAAATCTGAATCTAGTTTAAGGTCAGCCATTACTTGTGGAGTAACGAAAAGATGGAACATCTCATCATTACCTGCGCTTCTTATACCTCTCATATATTGATCTTTAGCATATGCTTTAAGATCAACAAGAGATTTATAGCTAATAGTGTCAGCTGCTGCTACCGCAGTAACATCACCAGCCACTAGGCCGCTTGTAGCATCCCATCTTCTATGTCTATTAGACGTAGGGGCAGATACATCACCAGAGAATGCTAAGTCACCAAGGTTCTGTCCTGAAGTCATGACAGACCTTAATGCACCAGTATTCTTTTGTGTGTAAGCTACACCACTTAAAGATAAAAATGCTAATTGGTCAATTCTATCCGCCATTGCATAAGCAAGGGCATCTCTAGAATGTTCCCTAAAATTCACAACTGATTTTTGATCAGCTAATCTACCAGATAGTCTATTAGCAAATCTTAATTGATCAAGTTGTACTACGATGTCGTAAGCTCTTAATGCTTCTTCATTACCTTCGAGAGTGTTGTCTCCAACAATACCGTCACCAGTCATGTCAGCTAAAAGTGTTAATACTGCTCTAGCTCCCTTTTCTGATTGGGTCAGTTCAGATATTCTCTGAACCATTGCGTTAGATCCACTACCCGCGAATTGGTTAATGAATGACATATTTCGAGCTACACGCCAGAAATCGCGTGACCAGATTGTCAATTGTTCGCTGGTCAACGCGGCAAAATTTGTATTTGCCATAATAATGTCTCCATTAATTAAAATTATTAACCAGTCGACTTATTGGAGCGACTATTTATCCGTGTACCCTTTATCGTTGGGGTGACGCTCTCGTATATTTAACGGGTACGAACCCGGCTGTTTTTACGCCTTAGCAGGCGATTTTACGATTTTTTACTGGAACGACCCAGGTTAGATATCGCTCTAACATGCGAAACTTATTATTTTATAACATACTTTATCCGAAATCGCCACGCATTCTTCGAACTGTCTCTTCCGGTAAAGCATCAAATTCATCGGCAGAAAGCAAATCAACATCTATCTTTTTATCTACTTTATTTTTACCTTTCATAGCAGGTGGTTGAGATTCAGAAGCTTCTATCTTCTTATTTGTATTAGCCACTTTTTTCTTCTCTTGCACCTTTTTTTCTACCTTAGTATCAGGTTTAACATCTTCTACTATAGAAGGTGGCACTATATAATCTGCTGCTTTTTGTAAAGCATCTGCAGGCGCATGTCCCTGTGTCATAAAAGCATCTCTCAGGTCTAAAACTTCTTGAGTTTTTACTTGATCAAAATCTTTATGGGTTTCATCTAATTCTGGAAACTTAGTCGCAAGTTCTACAGCTTTCGCTTGAAGTTGCATAGTCTCTGCACTCTGTTCTACAGTTTTTCCTGCCATATTTTGCATTTCAAACAGCATTTGATCTTTTTCTGCTGCTCTAATCTCAGCACGTAACTTAGCAGCATCATCTGTTTTACCATTTAAAATAAGGTCCTGATACTCTACTTCTTTTGTATCAAAATCAAACTCAGGTGCTTTTTCCATTTTTTCTGGAGCAGGGTTTTTAAGTTCATCAACTTGTCTTTGTAAAGCTTTTTGTTTAGAAAGTACTTCATCAAACCTAGACTTAGGGATCATTGGTTCTTTATCACTTGTGTCCTTTGTTTCAGAAGTTGCTTCTTCATCTCCTCCCTCAGGTTGTCGTGTATCGTCTGTAGATTCTTCTGATACTCCTTCTGGGCTATCGCTTTCTGTTCCCTCTCCTTCAGTTTCTTCAACCGGTTCTTCTCCCTCCGGCTCTTCCCCTTCTGGTGATTCTTCTTCAGCCTGTTCTGGCTCTGACTCTTCTGCTTCTTCAACTTCTTCTTCCTCCGTGACTTCTTCCGCGTCTTCTGCTTTAGGTTCTTCTTCAAAATTCAGATCAACATCAAAAGGTTTAACGTCTTCATCTGTTACTTTATCTGCTCCTGGGATACCGTCATAGACAACATCTAAATTATCTTCGACTTCGGGTGCTTTCGCTTTCTTCTTTTTTGCCATTATTCATTACCTCCTGTGGTTTTCATGGCCGCAGCTGCCATCTTAGATGCTGCTGCAACTTCAGTTTGTTGTTGCCTCATGGCGTTTGTCATATTTGATAAACGTTCACGAAGCTCCAATTCCTCACGTTTCGCTTGTAGTTTACTCTGTAACTCTGCAACCTTCAACTGTGGATCTGCTTCAGCCTGTTCTACCTTAGCTACATTCAAGGCAGACTCAGTCTGTGTTCTAGTGACTTCAGCTTCTAATTTAGCAATTTCTAGCTGAGTAGCTCGTATCTGTGATTCCATTTGGAATTGTTGTAATTGTAACTGTTCTTCTGTTGGAGGGGCTGTGCCTTCCAGTTGTCTAATTCTATCTGCAATATCTGCTTTACGTGATAAGTGTGAGTACTCCACAATCATATCATTTGGTATTGGTACTCCAACCCCTCGAAGCTCAATAGCCTCAGCAAATTGCATTTCATCAAAGTTATCTCTAGCAGGAGCAGTACCAACAATAACGTCATACTCTCCAATTGTTAAACTATTAATAACTTCTCCTTCTGGGGTCATTTCATTGACCATCATTGGTTGACTTGTTTTATAAGGGTCAGATTCATCTGTCACTTGTATAATTCTTTCTTCTGTATAAAAAGCTTGCACTAAATTTAATATTTTCTCTGCTAAGTATTGTCTAGTTTTAGCTAAGTTATCTAAAGGTACTTGTAGCATTAAAGAACCCCTATTTTGCTTAGCATTAATTGCTACTCCTGAAACTTCTGGGCTGTCCATACCAAGCATTGCATCAGAAATTCCACTAATTTGTTTAATGTTTGCAGAGGCTTTTTGCCCTAACCTATCTAAACCTGTAGGAATCTGGTTTGGTGGAATTTTGGCTGGAGGTGTGGAGCCACGATTAAACTCTAATACTAAGCCAGTTTCTGCACCATGCTCTTCTAGATCATCCGCATTCATACCAGATAGAGACCCTGACTCCACAATCCAACCACTATTTGCCGTAGTATTTACAATGTGAAGCTCTTGGGATGTTATTTTGTTTAGCTGCTCCTGAGGGGATAGGAGATTTCGTACCATTCCAAAAGGTTTTCCACGCCTAAAATACGGAAAATAAGGAACTAAAGTAAAATGTTTATAAGGGGACCAATCATCAAAAAGGACAACTGTATCTGCGGACACTGTCCAACGGACCTTCCGAATTTTTTTCTCTATTATTGCTAAACCAAACTGCGTAGCAAAATCTTCTCTTTTCTTTTTCCCCCAATTCCCAGGTACTTGTCTTTTATCCCCTGTAACAGGGTCAACAAAAAACATACAATCATCTAATCTATAATATTGTCTTTCTAATACTCTAATAGATTTAAGCATACGTGCATTTTCTGGGTCATTTGGCATTTGATTGCCATACTCATTCTGGTCTGTATCTCCATATCGTACTTCTTCAAATTCCATAGAATCAGCACCTAAAGTAGTACCAGTCTCTGCTAATAGTCTTAGCTTATCCGCTTTTTCTTGCCCGTATATTTCTTCTATCTCATCTAAGCTCATCCACTTGGTTTCAAATATTTCATTCCAAGTTCTTGGGTCATAATGTTTTGCGTCTGGGTCAATAAGAATATCTAATGGGTCTTTCGACTCTATGCGTACTTCCCCCATAACATGATCATCAAAATCTATACGTACATCGAACCAACCCCTATCTTGTATTAACCCATCTTGGAATACCTGAGCTTCTACCCAATCTAATTTATTATTATCTGATATCTGCGCATAAACTTTAGTGAGTACATCAGCAATGGCTTGGTGGCCACCCCCTCTAGGTTTAAATTGAATATCTGCTTTTTTAGCACTCTGTTCTCCAAGTACAGCATTAATGGTAGGTAATATAGTATTAATAGTTAGAGCTGGCCGCCCTTGGTCGTCGAGCTGTTGCATATCGAACGTATCCCACTGGTCTCCTCTATAATAGGCATCACACTTTTTTGCCATTTCAATAAAATCATCATGCCCAGCATCTCGGGCACGAACGTAAGAGTTCCATTGGTTTTTTGCTAAAGTAAGTTCTTCAGCTTTTGTTAGTTTCTTTTTTGTCTTTTTATATGCCATTATGCGCTCATTGCAGTTTTACTCTTTTTGTCTTTCGCAATATATCTTAACCTATCTCGCCAAGAAGGTATATGCTCAGGCCTCTCATAAAAAGTTGCAAACTCAACCATCATTAAACCCACCCAGGCCAAAGCATCAACTTGGTCATCATTGACCCCATTAGGAAAACGAAGAAGTTCAGCCACCATTGGGCCGGTCCAAATTGCGTCCTTCGGAAAGTATACCATGCCTTGTTGCATTCTACCTTGAATTGCTCTAGCTCTAGCTTCTTTATCTCGTCGCCCAACTTTTAAATCCTTAAAATAAGCAGAATGTAATTTACGTTCTGCTACACGTTTCTCTAGGAAAGGACCAATAGCCATTTCGATATGACCACGTTCTATCCCCACGATTCCCGGTCGCCACTGTTCGTACAAATCCAGGATCTTTTCTACAAGCTCGAATCCGTCATACTTCCCACGTACAGCATCAACTACAAACATATTATCATATTCATCTACTCCAACTACAACCCCAACAGAAAAATCGTTCCTTTCTCTTTGTCCTATAGCCAAGTCCCACGCACAATAATATCGTAATCTGTCATATTCAATTTCTTCGGGTTCATAATATTTAACCATGTCCCTAGTAAAATAGTCACCTTCATCTGATACTGGGTTCTGTTGGTATAGCGCGGTCCAGTCCCTTGGACCAATCGCTTTTTGTATCATTTCTAAAGATTCTAGGTTGTATCTTTCTGGGTGTAATGGTTCGCCTGTTTTTCTAAATTCTTCATCTTCTTCTGCTACTGCTGGATATTTGACCACTTCCCATTCATCTGCGCCATCTTCCGCATGTTGCAATAAACGGCCAGCTAAATCATCATCATGCCATCTAGTAAGAATAACTAGTATACCTCCACCGGGGGATAGTCGGGTATATGCTGTAGAGGTATACCAGTCCCACGTCGCTTCGCGGTTGTTTTCAGATTCAGCATCTTCTCTGTTTTTTACCGGGTCATCAATTAATAATATATTTGCACCTTTACCTGTAATACCACCACCAACACCGGCCGCGACATAACCACCCCCTTGGGTCGTTAACCAGGATTCGATAGACTGCGAATCTTTATCTAGTTTTGTTTTTTCAAAAACATTTTTATAGTTAGGTTCCCTTAATAATTGACGAACCTTCCTTGAGAAACTCATAGCTAAGGAGCCCGAATACGAACAACTAATAAATTCATGTTTTGGGTTTTTTCCTAAATGCCAAGCAGGAAAAGCCACACTAGCCAGAGTTGACTTCCCATGCCTCGGAGGCATAAACAGCATCAGTCTTGGGGATTTCTGATCAGCCACATCTTGACTAAATTTCTCCAATCGTTGGCAAATATCTTTATGGACCCAACCTGCTTGGTAATCAGGATTAAATTTTTCTACAAAGGGTAGAAGACGTTTTCTGGACAATACACGCATCGCCAGTTCTTTTTCTGCACGAGCTTGTGCATCTAGTTCTTTTTGATCTGGACCGGGGTCCGCTGGTGGAGGTTTAGGCAACTCGTCCGCTTCATCCGCTGCGCAATACACACAGAGCCCTTTGGGCAATACAAGATTTTCAGCTAATAGCTTCTTGCACTTGTAGCATTCGAGCTTTTGTAAATCTGGCATTAATACCTTTTACTTTTTTGCTTTCTTGCTTTTTTTGCTGCCGCTTTTCCCTTTTTTGTGTACGGGAACTTTTTCTTTCCTACTTTTGGCATTTCTTTTCTCCTTTTGCTCTGAAACCATAACACTACCCATATAGGCAAAAAAAGCTAAGCCAATAAGTAAAGCTATTCCAAAAACAATATCCATAACGAGCTTAAGTGTTTCCACTAGGTTTAGCTAATCCAGTTAGTTTCCCTTTTATAGGAGTAAGCTTCATACTTCCATCTTTATTTTGAGAAATCTGCGTATGGGTAGTTGTTCTTTTTACTCTCCTAGCATCTGCCGCTTGTTTATATTTAGTTGACACTTTTATCCTCCTTGCTTGGCTCTAAGTAATTTGTCTCAGATCCTGCTATTTTTAATAATTCAGAATCTGACATACGCTCGAGTCTCTCTAAATTATCTACATTAATATTAACCTGTGTTGCTTGCTCAGGTGCAAATAGACCGTGAAGCTTGCATAAAGAATCGACGACATTTTTTTCTTCCGTCGCGTTTGCAGATTTTCTATGTGCTTCTAAATACATAGTAGTCGCAGTAGTGCGGTCAAATTTTACTTCTTCACGCATCTCGGACCGTAGATAATCAACCGCCTTTACAATGGCAGGTCTTTTAAAAACCTCGTACACGGAATCCTGGTTACGGTACCCCGCTGCACGGCCCGCGGCCGCTTTACTCATTCCTTTTAGATAAAATAAAATTAACCTTTCTTCTTGGACCGAAAGCTCGGATAAACGAACCCCCGCGTAAGGAAAATGGGATTGCAACTCTGTTCTATCTTCATCAGTTACTTCAACTGCTTCGTTTTCTAACAGGCTCATGTGCTAAATATAACTTATTAAAGTGTTATTTGTAAATTTTTTGTGGAAAATTTTTTTTGAAAAAATATAGTAGAAATCGCTCACGCATGGGATTCTACTATCACTACAGAAGCACTCCCCTCCCGAATCGGATCGGGGATAAGGAAATCCAAATCAAAGATTTGGAACCTTGTATTGAAAAAACCGCTCTGGCGCACGCGCCTACGAGCGCTTACATATCTCTATGTAGTTAGTAAAGAGGAGCTAGCTACTATCATCATTAACCATCCTCACTTAAGGAGTCCATCATGGATATCATTAAATTATTAGGTAACGGCGTCGGTAACATACTCAAAGCAGGGTATACAATCGGCAAGGGTACCGCTAACTCATTCACCGAAGGTGTAAAAGAATCTTTCAAAGATCCAGCTGATAACATAGTTGGCAACATGGAAGAAGATACATCTCTTGGTTATAAATCTGTCCAAGAAGAAGTCATGGAGGGAGCAAGAGATAACCCTCTAGACTATGAAGACGGAGAGTTAGATAAACCAATCGCTGAAAAATATCGTGAGCTTAAAAAAGCTAAAGCTGAATCTGAAGCTGAATTTAAAGCTCAACATCAGACAGTTCAAACTGAGTTTGATTTCGAACCAGGAGGACAGAGATGAACGGTAACATCAGACGTCTAGCATGTGGGGTAGCCTTAGCTACCTCACTCCTATTAGCAATAGAATTAATACTATCATCAGGTATGGTATCTTACATTGGTGGTGTCTACGCATTCACCTTTGGAGTGGTATTCGCTAGTTCAATAGCTTATTTCATTCATTTATCTAAAGAGGTATCATGAACAAGTTAAAGTATTTAATTCTCATTCCTCTCTATCCACTATTCCTAGTTGGATTAACATTTTCTTTCTTTGTCCATCAAGTCAGAAGACAGGCTTGGCTTAATAAATCTTAACTAACGGGGGTGTCCAGCCCCCTTCTTTTTTATTTAACTACTATCATCAGTGCCGAAGTGCTTCTGCATCTTCGTGCACTGCCTGCATTTATGGTTCCGTCTGTTCCACAGACATGTGCCGATGTGGAACCACATCGTGGAACCAATATTAAATGCATGGGAATGCGGTTTTGCGACTGCAAAGTTGCATTCTGGTTCCGCGGTTCCGCGTATTTCAGAACTATGTACTGAAATGAACCGTGGATCGTGGTTCTTGGTTTTAGGTTTAGAAGACCTAAAACTAGTGGAACCAGTGGAACCAAACCTTACAACCCTGACTGTTGTTGGGCTAATCGTGTTCCATTACTCGTGGAACCAAGTGGAACCATGTGGAACCAAATTTTCGTCGCTCGCGCCTCTCGGCGCTCGCTCACCGCCCTTTCGCAAGCGAATACGGGCGTTTCTATTGTTATATGATCTTGGTACGGGTGTATCGAGACTTAACCTTAACTTAAGGAGATATTATGAATCAATTATATTCATTATACATATTAAAATCTGGCGCTGATGGTAAAAACAGAAAGCGTGAGGTTGGCATAGCTACTACTAATAAAGATGGTAGCTTAACATTACACTTTGACGTTGCTGTTCCGCTAACTGCGGACAATGAGCAAGCTAAAGTGTTCATGAGGGTTATTGAGCCAAGAGCTCAGGCCCAGGCAAATGGGCAGTCAACTGAGAATGTTGAACCAGCTCAAGCTGTAGCAAGTTAATTGCTAACATAGTCTACCCCTGCTCTATCAGACCCGAGGGCAGGGCAAGACTTTAAAATTGCTGAGGTCTGTGGTTACTTCGAAGAACCAACGTAATGCTCGGAGTGCTGGTAAGCAGAGATATCCCACGGCGAGAATGAAAAAGCTCGCCACCCCTTAAATATTATGAAAAAGAAAAAAATGACTATCGTAGAAAAACATGGCAGAAGTGGACCTTCCATCTCTGTTACATGGAAAGATGACGCTCTCTTAGAGAACTTGAAGAAGCTGTTAGGTCTAAAGACCAAACCAGCTGTAATACGATTTCTTGTAGAGAGATTTCGAAATGATTTAATTAATCTGACTAAATAGGAGGTTGTTATGTTGGAATTTATGCTTGGATTACTGCTCGGTGGCTTCCTAGGCTACGTAGTGGTTTCTTATAGTTTTTATCAACTCGCCGTAGATTCATCTTGGCGCGAGTGGATTGAATTAAGAGATGAAGCCAGGAAGACTAGGATACAACTCGAACTCGAGGAGTGAGTGGAGGTAGAAGGGAATTAGTAGACGCGTGCGTCGAACATTCCCTTTTTTTATGTTTATTAGTTAACACGTGCAACATTGCTTCACGTGGAACAATCCGTGCGTGTTGCTACTAGCCCCGCCTAAATCCGTGGCTGATGCTAAACCATCAGCCACCCCGCAGCGGTTACCCGTGCGGGTTTAGGCCGGCATCCGCAACAGCGCACCCCAGCTACAACTGCTTGCAATAGACCCCCTAAAGCTAGCGCCCTATCGCAAGCGATTACGGGCGATTCCATAATTTAGTGTATTTAATTAAGTCCATAAGGAGGTAAATATGGAACCAATACAAGTACCTGAAGAGGTATTAAATCAAGCTGAGGAAGCAGAAATGCGTTCGCGAGCTGAATACATGAATTCTGGTGAGTTTATAGAAAGATTTATCAGACGAATTAACGCTATAAGAGGAGGAAAACAACATGGCGAGAACTAGAAATGTGGATCATTTCGATCCATCAGACCAGGAAACAAAGGAATTGGTCACCCCAAACGAAACACCGGAATCAGCATTTATCCCTGATACTAATGCTGACCCCGAGGGTTCTGAAGTAAGAGATAAGCAATTGGCTATACATTTGCCTGACTTTTACTTTAGAAAATACACTTTAGATGATTTAGGTAATCCTACCTTTATTCAGTCTAGAGTGGATGGGGTTATGGCTGTCTTTGAAGATAAGAAAAATTCGATAATGACATTCAATAACCCAGACGATGAAGCAAGAAAGAAGGAAGAAGAATATTACCTTAAACAGTGCACTACGATAGCAGACGGCCTTATGCCTCTATTGGAAGTTGATCCACAGTCTACAGGTATTAACTTTTTGCAACTCACCACTAGAACGTGGGCAGAGTTCGCTTCTATTGCATATGAGTACAAGGAAGAAGCAAGCATGGCTAATCCAAACGATGATTTACCAACATGGTTGATCGAACGTGAAGATAAGATGTTTGGCCTTGGACGAAAAGCAAGAATGCTTTCCGCTGTAGTCGGACTTATTGGGCAGGACTTTGGACTGCGTGATTTAAGTCTTAATTCACAGCGTGTCAGAATCGAAATTGAGAGACGTCAACAACGTTTAGCTGAATGGAACTTTAAGAACCATGCAGATCAGTCGGTGAAGACAGCAAATACTTTAAACAGTGCAACACAAGAGCACACTAATAGTGTGTTTAGTAGCGCATAGTTTAAATAATCGGGGAGAGCTTTAGGGCTTTCCCCGCTTTTTATAGTCTAAATGGAGGAAAATTATGGCTAATGTAAAAGAATTTCAAATTAATCCACCTAACTTTCAGAAAGTACAACTGAAAGTCACAGGTTTAACACCGTTAATTCAGAATAAAATGAAGGAAACAGTGATACAAGAAATGGAAGATGTTCGTGCGGGTAAGAAGACGAAAGTCAATGCCCAGAGAACAGCTATCGACCCTAAAAAAGAATATATCAAGTCTGCTTATAAGCAAGACGATGGTTCTTTTGGTTTTCCAGCATCTGCCTTTAAACAATGTGCAGTGCGTGCCGGTAAAGCCCTGGGCTTAGCTATGACTGACGCAAGAACATTATTCTTCGTGTTACCAACTGCCCCTGACGGTGAGTGCGTGAGCATAAAGAGTAAGAAACCAGTCTTGCGTAAAGATCCAGTAAATGTAAAAACCGGAAAAGATCTAAGATTTAGACCGGAATTTAAAGACTGGAAAGCTGAATTATTAGTAAGTTATGACGCCGATAGAATTACTATTGAGCAAATAGCTAACTTACTTAACCATGGTGGTCAAACTGTTGGCGTAGGCGAATGGAGACCAGAAAAGAATGGTACGTTTGGTATGTTCCAAGTAGGAGCTAAATAATGCCACGCGGAAGAAAGCCAAAAGCTGATATCAGAGATGAACTGCTAAAAATTCGAAAGAAATATGGCAGTCTCTCTGCTTCCGCAGTCGTTACAGAGGCTAAAAAGAAACGACATCCGTTACATCCCTTTTTTAACTGGGATGATACAGACGCAGCCAAGAAGTGGCGTTTGCATCAGGCAAACATGCTTATTGTGCGTGCGAAAATAACCTTCACAACACATGAACAGCAAACTATTAAAGCTTTCATTAGTGTTGCAGATGAAGAGAATGGTAGAAATTTTGTTTACACTGCAGACGCAGTGCAAGACAAAGAACTTATGCTTCAACTATTCGATCAATTACATACACGTATTGAGAATATAGAAGCTCAACTAACTGCGTTAAGTTTACTTAAAGGTGCAACTGCTACTGCATTGAAAAATGCTAAAACACCTATTAAACGTAGAAAACAACAGCTACAACGCTTATTACCAGCAACTGGCTAAACACGGCAGTCAGCGTTGGGTTTGGGCGGTGCCGTATGGCGGCGTTTGGTCGCGTATGGTGAGGTTTATCAAGGCAGTTGAGGCGGCGAGAGGCGACTTTCGGTTGGGTGTGGAGAGGCGAGGAGCAGTATGGCAGTTGAGGCAGCGACAGGCAGTGTTGGGTATAGCGAGGTATGGTTTTTCAAGGCAGTTAAGGCATGGTTCGTTCGCGCATAGTACTGTTCGGTAGGTTTTGTCGAGGCAGTTTAGGCTCGTCACGGAGTGGCACGTCGATGTTTGGTGCGTTAAGGCAAGGCAACTAACTAAAGCTAGTATAAATTATATATTCCAAGGAGGTAATTATGGGATTAGATCAATATGCTGGATTTGCTAACGTAGCAGATCTAGAAACAAAAGATAATAAGGTTGTGCCGATCATCAATAATGATGACGAAGACAACCCTTATGTAACAGTTTACGATTGGCGTAAACACGCAAGGTTACAAGAGTTTATGGAAAAGCTCTGGCAAAGAAAAAACAATAAAGAAGATTTTAACTGTAAAAAAATGGATTTACAGAGAGAAGATATTTTAGAACTACAAAAACTTGTAGAAAATGACGACTTGCCTTTCTGTGGCGGTGGATTCTTTTGGGGACATCAGTTCCAAGAAGAATCTATGAGTGAGTATAAAGAACAAGACTTAAAGTTTTGTGAAGACGCACTCAAATGGTTAGCAGAAGGTAAAGAGGTTTGGTACGAGTGTTGGTGGTAAATTTAGGAGGTAATTATGAAAGATACTATAACTTGTGATATATCAGAGTTAAAGAATCACATTAAAGCTTGTATAGCAAGTGAAACGACACCGATGATTTGGGGCGCCCCAGGCGTAGGAAAATCTGAGGTTGTACAACAAGTAGCAGATGAGCAAGGAGTTGCTTTAATTGATTTCCGTGCAAATCTGTTTGATCCTGTGGATGTAAGAGGTATACCTTTTCTCCATCAGAAAGATATAGATTCGCCGAAACAGACAGGCTGGGCAGTCCCAGATGTATTTCCAAGAGTAGAAAGAGACGGGGACCGTGGTATCTTGTTCATAGATGAGATAACAACAGCCCCTACTGCAACACAGAACTCTTTCTTACAACTGTTAATAAAACCTTTTAAAATAGGTGATTATAAATTGCCTCCAGGTTGGAGAACAGTTTGTGCTGGTAACAGAATGACCGATGGAGCTGCTGTATATCAAATGCCTGCAACAGTTAAAGATAGAGTTATGCATTACACTTTAACCCCTACTTTAGACGCTTGGTGTAACTGGGCATTTAAATCTAATATCCATCCAGATATTATTAGTTTCATTAGATACAGACCTAATCTTTTATTAGACCTGAGAAAAGATGAAGCTAATCCATCCCCAAGAACTTGGGCGTTATTAAGCAAAACACTACCTAAGTTAACCCCTGATCTTATTATGTCGGGTGTAACTGCTGCTGTTGGTGAAGGTGCTGCCGGTGAGTTTATAACTTTTAGGCAGATTGCTAATAAGTTACCTAATTTAGATACACTTATAGCTAACCCTACTACTTATGTTAAGGACGACAATCCAGCATTATTATATGCTTTGTCAGTAGGTCTAGCATCTAGAGCAGACCAAAATACAATGGCAAATATCATGGAAATAGCTAAAAAGATACCAATAGAGTACCAGGTTGTGCTTGTTAAAGGTGCTTTAGCTAAAGATAGACAATTGTTACAGCATAATGATGTTGTTACTTGGTCGCAAAAGAACCAAAACGTAGTAATGTAACAAAGGAGGAATAATGAAAACAGTTAGATTATCACAAACGTTAAAACATGACATTTTACAAACTGCTGAAGAAAAGTTTCGAAATGTTAACCCAAGAAAATCATATCCAGAAAAAGGACTAGATGTGCTGGAAAGCCATGGAGTAACTCAAAAGATTGAAAAAACTAGAGCACAGTTTAAAGAGATTTGGGACATGGATATGCCTTTGAAAACCATTGATAAGATTAAGATTAAAGCAGAAGGCATAGAAACCATAGATGATGAAGGTCACCCCAGTGAACCAGAATCTAGAGCTTATACTCTTTCAATACCAGAAATGGAAGTGCCCTCTTTTATCTGTAGTGATTCTTATTATGATACAGCTTTAAAAGTTAAAGTAGAGCCAGATGATCTTGTATTTTCTGAGTGTTATCAAATAGAGGTCTACAATGAAAATCTTGAAAAACAGATGAGAAAACAGAGAATGGAATTAGATATTACTTTAGATAAATTTCCAACGTTAAATCAATTGCTTAAAGCTGCACCTTGGATATCTAAACTCGTGCCACCTGAAAGGATCCAAAAAATGCACGAAAAAGATGATCGCAAAAGAAAGCAGCAAGAACAGCAAGAAATAGCTGAAACTGAATTATCTAATCTAAAAAACACTGTCCTTTCTGATTCTTTATTAGGTGGTACTAGTAATGAATAAATATGAATTCTATAACGACACCATAATGTTTTGGAGAAGTGGGAGAATGATTGTCGAAGTCAGATCTATTGGTCACAAATGGGTATGGCTTCGACATAATCCACGTAAAAACTTTCGTAAAATCCCTAGAGCCCACTGGGATAGGATAACAAAAGGTAAACAATTTAAGGAGATAAAAAATGAATCCTGAGTTAGTTAAAGCACGTGCTGCATTAATAACAGACCAACCGTTCTTTGGTACCCTTATGCTTAAACTTAAGGTAAAAGAATGGGAAGATTCTACAGGAGCCACTGACGGTGTTAATCTATTTTATAACCTAAAATGGTTTCTAAAACTGCCGTACAATGCACGTCTAGGCTTTTTAGCCCATGAAATTATGCATATTGTTGGTTTACATCCTAGTAGAAGAGGAGAAAGACATCCTAGGAAATGGAATGTTGCTTGCGACTACGCTATTAATAATTATCTTATTAAACAAGGGTTTATATTGCCAGATGGCGGACTAGTTGACGATCAGTACGACGACATGAGTGCCGAAGAAATCTATGAACTACTACCGGAACCTCCTTCGGGCTGGGACTCAGTTAGTATGGATTTTGGTGGTTGTGGCGGCGTACTTGATCACCCTGGTTTAGATGGTACAGATGGTACCTTTAAAACAGTGGAATCTGAATTACGTACTGCAATTGCCCAATCAGCTGAAGCTGCAAAGATGAGTGGTAATTTACCTGGAGCTTTAAAAGACTTTATAGACCAGGCTCTTGAGCCTCAAGTTGATTGGAGAACCGTGCTTGCTAGATTTTTAACAGCTAATAATAAGAATGACTATAGCTGGCTTAAAGCAAATAGACGTTTTATAGGCAACGGATTATATCTACCATCTCTGTATAGCACTGGACTTGAAGAGATTGTAATTGCTGTAGATACCTCAGGATCTGTTTCCAATGAGGAATTAGAACAATTTACTGGAGAAACTTCTGCAATTTTAAGAGAGTTAAACCCTGAAAAAATACAATTTTTACAGTGTGATACAGAAGTATGTGCAACCGATGAGTACACTAAAGATAATTTACCTTTAGAAGTTACTTATGAAGGAAGAGGCGGAACCTGTTTCTATCCAGTAATTAATCATATCAACGAGCATTTTCCTAATATACGTGCATTAGTATATTTGACAGATTTAGGTGTAAGTTATAATGATTTCGGGGAAGCGCCTGATTATCCAGTACTATGGGTAAGCACACACCCCGCAGATCACTTAGAAGAAGGAGTACCATATGGAGAAGTCATCCAAATGCAAAAACATAGCTAAAGAGTATGCCCAATCTTTATTAGTTGGGACGTTTGTACTCTTTGTGCTATTCGGAATTGCCACAAGTGTGCAATTTTCATTAATTTTACTGGGTGTAGGTGTTGGCCTAGGCTCAATTTTATATTTACTATGGAGGTTAATATGACAACAACTGTAAATGCAATTACCACTTTACTGTGGATTTTAATCGAAGCCATACAATTTGGTTATATGGCGTATTTAATGTGGAGGGAGCGAAATGTTAATGGTAGGCATACTGTCCGCGCTAGGTCTGCTTTTGCTAGCGCTTAAAGCTGGTGGACGTAAAGCTATTGGACAAGATATTTTTGTAGATGTTCTTATAACAGTTACATTGATGATCTGTTTTTATGGAACTTTTAGCGGCATGGCTGCTGCTATGGTAGGAGGCCTGGTTGCTTCTGTTGTCTTATTTATTATGAAAAAGACAATGACTCATGAAAAACTAATTTTTCAAAATGATCCTATAAAAACACCTATAGCAAAAATTCCTAGACTAAAAGTAAAATGGAAGACTGTTAAACCAAACTGGCAGTAAAATGCTAAAATAAGGAGATAAACATGGGGAGGCTATTTGTGAAAGACGATACCGAACAATGGAAATATAATATCAATTGGTCTTGGGTAGCGAACCGAGATGACTGGTTCTATGCCGTCAATGACGAACGCAGAAGATACGATGAAAAAATTATGACTCAAGAACAAGCCTATGCAAAATTCGAAGAGTATTATCCAAAGGAGGACTTTGAGAATGGGAAGACTTAAAAGTGCAATGTTTGACGTTGGCTATTTTGCTATAGAAAACGGTATAACTGCAGCCCAGGAAGAGTTTCATATGTCCGAGGGTGATATAAAAGCTTGTGTGCTCTTTACTTGCGCCTTTCAAGGTGAAGAAGAAGCTACACAAGAAGATGAATGGGATCAATTTGTCCAACAAGGTAACTGGGAAGAGCCCAAGTTACATTAAAAGTTTGGCTCTCTTGACGAAAAGCCATCCAACTGAGGTAAGACGCGTCAAAACCAGTTACAACAACTGTGCCTACTGGCTAAATCGATGGAGATAGAGAGTCATTTGAACATGCCAAGGAGTGGCATTAGTATAGCCCAAGATTCGGTGTCCCGGCTTGGGCTATGCGTTTTTAGATTAGGATACGTATACCCACATCTCTAGTGTGCCAGTTGCAACGTCACCTGCTGGAGCTACTTCACAGATAATATCAATTGTATCATCTGAAGAGTATTCCACAGGAGCTACGTCAGCATCCATTTCGTCAGCTGTACCACCTTGTCCACATGTTGAAGCAGCGATATACTTATCAGTATCTCCGCCATCACCAACACCAAAGACTAGGCCAGTACCTGTATCGAGGTCACTAGATTTAATTTTTACGTCGTGGACTGTCTCACCTGCAAAAACATCAACCATTTTGTAGATGTCAGCAGCGTTAGGAGCCGCACTAACCGTAATTTTAGCGTATCTCACACCAACTGTTCCGCCAGGGAACGGCTTAAATGATTGATGTCCGCTTACTTGATCACTTGTAAAAGTTGCCATAGTAATTTCTCCAGTTTGTTATGTTACCCATAATTGGTGTAACATATTCCCTTATAAAGACATTTTTAAGAATGTCAAATTTAATTAAGGAGTAATTAAATGCCACCATCACATGTATACGTAAAGCGGAATCCAATTCATCCGTATACTTATAACAACCCAGACGATTTACCATATATTCAGTGGAAATTTGTACGTATATCTGTGGCTTATGGAATGTATACCAGTAAGCAAATAGGTTGGGAGCGAGCGAAACGAGAAGAATACGAGCAGTGGTGCAAACAAATGGAAGAACTTAAGGAGAAGAAATGAAAGAAGTAACAAGCAATGATGCGATTGAACTTATAAATGATCTTATACATCAATATTATAATGACCCTGCTTATATTGCAGCATGGGAAAGAGTTCAAGAACTAGCAAAAAAGGGCCAAGTTGCAGAGAAGTATGTAAAAGAATGGAGTAAAAATGCAAAAGATTTATCTTGATTTTGAAACTTACTATGACGTACAGCTTTCTTTGACAAAAATGTCTACAGTGCAATACGTAAATCACTCAGATTTTAAAGTGTGGGGCGTAGGAATAAAGGTAGAAGATAATGAAACCGAATGGTATAACGAGGAAGAAACCCCGGCCATTTTAGAGCAAATCGATTGGGATAATACAGCCCTGGTTTGCCATAATACATTATTTGACGCTTATATTCTTACACAATACTTCGGGTATAAACCAGCGTATTATTATGATACAGCGGCAATGAGTCGTGGTTTGTACCCGAACATGTCTGCAGCTCTAAAGAACTGTGTGAAACGTGAATTTCCTAACGATGAAACTATGCGTAAAGGAGAGGAACTTGTTAATGCTAAAGGCGTGCGAGATTTAGATCCTGAGCTTGACGCACAGATCGGTGGGTATTGTATCCAGGACGTGGACTTGACGTACGCATTATTCCAAAGATATATGACCAACTACCCGGACAAAGAGTTAGATCTCATCGATCTTACCGTACGAATGTTTGTTGAACCTAGATTAATGTTGGACCGTGGTCTATTGTCCGCTTATAAAGAAGAAATGGTAGCTCGAACACAAAAAGCTATCCAGGACTCCGGCATTACACGAGAAGTTTTAGCTTCACAAGTTAAGTTTAAAGAATATTTAGAATCTTTAGATATAGTTGTGCCTACTAAAAAGAGCCCTACTACTGGACAAATGATACCTGCTTTCGGTAAAAATGACCCGGGTTACCTTCAGATGTGTAACATGTATCCAGAACATAACAACATATGGGAAGCTAGAGAGTTTGTTAAGTCTCGTATAGAAGAAACCAGAGCTCAGCGATTTATAGACTCAACTAATCCTGACGGTACCTTTAGTGTCCCGCTGCGTTATTATGCGGCACACACAGGACGCTTCGGGGGTGCTGATAAAATTAACTTACAAAACCTCCCCCGGGGTTCAAAATTACGTACGGCACTTATGGCCCCTGAAGGACAGAAGTTATTTATTGCGGACTTATCTAATATTGAAGCTCGAATGCTTGCTTGGTTAGCTAAAGAAGCTGATTTACTTGACGCATTTGCTACAGGACGTGATGTGTACTGTGAATTTGCATCTCAGATATATGGTCGCACGATTACGAAAGAGAATAAATTAGAAAGATATGTCGGTAAAACAGCGATCCTGGGGCTGGGGTACGGCATGGGACATGTTAAGTTCCAAGCCACACTGAAGACAGGATCCCCATCGGTAGATGTGTCCGACAGCGTTGCACAAAATATTGTTATGCAATATAGAGGAATGTATCCAAACATACCATTACTCTGGTCAGGTATGAAAGACTGTTTATTTCAGATGATTAATCCTAGATCTATAGGAAATATGTATGGTCCATTAAAGATAAACTCTCGTGCCTTAGAATTACCTAATGGTATGGCTCTTAATTATCCTAATTTAAACTACGATAGAGGAGAGTTTATTTATTCAACTGAAAAAGCTTACATACGTACACATGGACCTCGAGTTACAGAGAATGTCGTACAAGCCTTAGCTAGGCTGGTTATAACCGATCAAATGTTAGACATACAAACACTACCACAGGTAGACATTGTAATGCAGGTTCACGATGAAATAATAGCTATTGGCTCTGATGTTGATTCAGATGCTACAATGGAACAAATAATAGATATCATGCGTACTCCACCAGAATGGTGTTCAGATTTACCGCTTGATGCAGAAGGTGGAATTAGTCAAGTATATGACAAATAAAAATTTAATACTTACAAGAAAAAAAGGTAATAAGGTTTACGTACATGATGGGGCTGAAGTAGTCTGTGTAGTAACCGTAACTGATATATCAACTAGTCAAGTAAAGTTAGGATTTGAAGCAAGTTCTAATATTAAAATCGACAGAGAAGAAGTGTTTAATGCTAAAATTAATAAGGAGGAATAATGGAAGTAGTATTTTTATCTGCTAAGAAAAGGCTTAGCAAAGAGATTACAGCAGATGGTACAAAGCCATATCCTTTAATTAAAAACTTCACTTCTAGCCATTTTGATATAACTCCAGATAAAAAAGGTCTTAATAAACTATATAAATTACTTACAGAACAAGCAGAAGCCGGTGCATGTTTACACAAAGGGGGACTAAAGCAGCCCCTACAAGATGAACCTAGGGCATTTATGTCCGATAGAAATGCAACTACTGAGTTATTAGTCCTTGATATAGATGGTCTCCGTACAATTCCAGGAGAGGATCTTCAGGCCATGGCCGATAAAATCGTGCTTCAACTACCTGAAGTATTTCATAATGTTTCATATATAGCGCAAGCAAGCGCATCCTTAGGTATAAAGAAAGGACAGGTGTCTATGCATCTGTTCTTTCTTATGGACATGCCCGTACATCCGAAGACTCTAAAGGACTACCTACGTATGCTTAATTACCAAAGTGAATTCCTTGCAGAACAAATTACATTGTCAGCAAATGGCCAAAGTCTTTCGTACATATTAGACCCATCAGTTGCAGATAACAGTAAATTAATATACATAGCACCACCTAAATTTGATGGTGTAGAAGATCCCTATCCGAAAGGTAGATTTATTAAAGTTGACCGTGGTTCGCCAATCTTGGAAATCTCCTCATCTTTAATTGGCGTAAATCCAGAGAAAGTTCACTCTCTAGGTTTACATATTAAAGATAACTTAAGAAAGAAAAATAATCTTCCTAAGAAAACAGGAAAGGTATCTACGGTCAACGTTTCTGGTGAAATGCAAGAAGTACTACAAAACCCAGACAAGATGACTATCCAGATCTCACGGGTGTCCGAACCTTTTGTTAACTGTAATGTTAATGGGGGAGACAGTGGAGCATATTATTTTTTACTCACTAACCCCCATTACATGTTTAATTTTAAGGGTGAACCTGTATGGGAAATAGAAAAAGCAGATCCAGATTTTTATAAAAGTATTTTTGAAATATTTGCAGACAAAATAGATGCAGATACTAAAAAGAAACCTTTAGTACTTAGAGATTTTTACACAGACACATATTACAACGGAGTATTTGATGAAACAAAACAACAATTTAGTGATGAATATCCTCTCACACCAACAAACAAAAGCTCAGTCAACGACTTTCTCAAATCACATGGGCGTCCTAGTATGGATTTTGTTCCTGATGCCAGGGTCATTTTTGATCCTTCTTCTGATAAAGGCGTACAACTGGATGAGGTCCCTTACTACGTAAACTTGTTTCGTCGTACATCTTATATGCTGCAGGCAGAAAAGAATGTAAAAGAACTTTCGTACGGTGAGGCCATTCAGATCCAGAAAGTTGCACCGAATTTTCATAAATTAGTTATGCATATACTTGGAAATGGTAAACCAGAGTTTGAGCATTTTATAAATTGGTTAGCTTATATTTATCAAAATAAACGTAAAGCTATGACAGCATGGATTTTTACAGGTATACCAGGTACTGGTAAAGGGTTGTTTGTTCACAAAGTTCTAAAACCCTTATTTGGAGAACTGCAAACTCCTATGCGTTCATTAGAAAACATAGAAGAACAGTTTAATTTGTATATGCGAACAGCCCTTTTCCTTATAGTTGATGAGTTTCGTATGGCAGACTCAGGACATGTAGGTAAAATGGCCGATAAATTAAAGCACCAAATTACAGAGCCTACTTTAACTATTAGAGCTATGCGTACAAACCAAATAGAGCTGCCATCTTTTACGAACTTTATCTTCTTAACTAATAGAGCAGACGCAGTAAAAATTGAAGATTCAGATAGAAGATATAATGTAGCCCCTAGACAAGAACAAAAGATTGAACAAGTACACCCAGAACTCTTGGAGAATTTATCCGCACTTGAAAAAGAGTTATATATTATATCTGGTGTATTAGAGAAGTTTAAAGTAGATGCACGTATGGCTCATACAGCTCTAGAAAATGACGCGAAGAAAGAAATGAAAGAAGTATCTATGTCTATACTTGAAGAATTTGCAAATGCAATACGTATAAGAAATCTTGAATATTTTACAGAGATATTAGATATACCTCTTACAAATACTTTTGATGCTGGCGGAATTAGCACGGCACAAAGATATGTAAAAGAATGGATAGCGACTATGGGACATGAAACAATCATACCTTTATCTCATTTTAAAGTTGTATATGACGTTATGACTGATAGCAGAAATACACTATCTCAAAGAGATTTTTCTAAACGTATGACACGTTTAAATATTAAGACAGCGCGTAAGCGTATTAGTAAAGACCGTTCAGCTGGTATCCCTAGAGGGGTTGTCTTAACATGGAAATTAGACAATAATGTCCGTAAAGAACTAATAAGTGAACATTTTGACGAAAGGGATTTAATACTATTAGATAATGGAGAATCTGACACAACCCAATCGTCCAGACCTAATCTCAACGGTTGAGGTCACGGAGGATCTAGAACTGGGATTAATTCCAGCTTGGAGCTATTCGGCCTTAAAAACCTACGAATCTTGTGCATATCGTTCTTATATAGCTAAAGTCAAAAAGGTCCCTGAAGACTTCGGACCAGCCGCAGCCCGTGGAACGGAGATCCACAACGAAGCTGAACATTATGTAGATGGTACTTTAGGTGACTTGCCCCAAACTTTAAGTAAATTTACAGACAAGTTCCAGGAACTGAAGGACTTGTACGAAGAAGCAAAAGTAGAACTTGAAGGTGAATGGGGTTTTACACGAGATTGGGAGCCGTGCGGATGGATGGAGCCTGGGGTTTGGGGACGAATAAAATTAGATGCTTTTGTTAATGAAACAGAAACTTCAGCAAGAGTCATTGATTATAAAACTGGTAAGCAATTCGGTAATGAAATTGCTCACAGCCAACAAGCACTTATTTACGCAATTGGTAGTTTTTTCAGATATCCAGATTTAGAAATAGCAAAAACAGAATTATGGTATTTAGACCATGGTACTACAATGGAGCAAGTCTATACGCGAGATGAAGCTATGGTATTTATGCCTAAACTACATGATCGAGCTATAAATATGACTACTGCTACTAAATTTCCACCGAACCCAAGTACATATGCATGTAAATGGTGTTCATATGGAAAAGGCCCTGATCCTTATTGTGAATGGGCTATAAAGTAGTATAATACTTATATCAGTATTTAAAACAAATAACACAAAATACTGATCGACGGAGAATGAAACATGAACGAGATGAATAGCATCCCTGCGCCTTATGCGCATCAACAAACAACCACAGATTTCATTGTATCTAACCCTAGATGTTTAGTAACATCTGACCCAGGTACTGGTAAAACACGTGCAGTCTTAGACGCACATGCTATACTTGGAGGTAAGACATTAGTCTTAGCGCCACTTTCTATCTTAGAAGCGGCGTGGGTTGAAGACATAAACAAGTTTCAACCTGGTATTAAATATGGAGTAGCTTATGCCAAAAACAGAAAACAAATATTTGAAGATGATCAAATCGAAATGGTCATTACTAATTTCGAAGCCGTTAACTTTTTACAAAAAAATCCACACTTACTTAGTGGGTTTACTACAATCGTCATTGACGAGTTTACCGCTTTTAAAAATAGAGAAGCAAAAAGATCCAAAAATCTTAAACAAATTATCCCATGCTTTACTAATAGGGTTGCCATGTCTGGTACTCCTAATAGTAATACTATTCTAGATATCTGGCACCCCGTGTTCCTAGTGGACGGCGGGGCTCGTCTCGGTACACGTTTTTATTCATTTCGTCATCAAGTATGCACACCTAAGTTTAATGGGTTTGCAAATGAATGGATTGATAAACCAGGTATAGAAGAAGCTGTAGCTAATAAACTCTCTGATATTTCTATACGTTATGCATTATCTGAATGTATAGATCTACCAGATAATATTGTACGAACAGTAAATACTAGCTTAACTCCTAAAGTACAAAAACAGTACGAGCTTCTTGCAGACGAATCAGTTTTATATACAAAATCTGGTACTGTTAACGCAGTTAATGCTGGAGCACGAGTTAAAAAGCTGCTACAGCTTGTTACCGGGGCAGTGTACGACGAGGAAAGCAATGTTAACTTCATCCACCAAGAAAGGTATGACATTGTAATGACTCTTGTTTCACAACGTGCACATTCCCTGGTAGCCTTTAATTGGAAACATGAAAGAGAAGCCTTATGCGCACTTGCTGAAAAAGAGGGAATTTCGTACGAAGTTATCGATGGTTCGGTCCCTGCTGAGAAGAGAAAAGATATAGTCGCACGATTTCAAGCAGGACATTTTCGTGTTCTATTTTGCCATCCCCAGTCTGCTTCACATGGTTTAACTTTAACGAAAGCAACAACCACTATTTGGTGTTCACCTACATATAACGCTGAACATTTTCAACAATTTAATCAACGTATTTATAGAGCAGGTCAAACAGAAAAAACCGAAACTATACTTATACAAGCTAGGGATACCTGGGAACCGCACGTATATAAAAAGCTAAACGGTAAATTAGGAAAAATGGAAAACTTATTAAATATTCTTACGGAGATAAGATAAAAATGAAAATAGGGTTTACATGTGGAGCTTTTGATTTATTGCATGCTGGGCATGTAGTTATGTTTAAAGAAACAAAAAAACATTGTGATTATCTTATTGTGGGATTGCAGACCAATCCTAATTTAGATAGGCCAAATAAAAATATACCAGTTCAATCTATGTATGAAAGGTATATACAACTAGACGCAATTAAGTACATAAATGAAATTATTCCTTATGATACTGAACAAAGTTTAGAAGACTTATTACAATCAACTTCAATAGATATTAGATTTATTGGAGAAGACTATAAAGACAGAAGCTTTACAGGTGATTATCTATCTATACCTTTGCATTACACTAGTAGAAAACATTCCTTTTCCACTAGTGGATTGCGTATAAAAATAATGGAGGAAAAAAATGACTAAAGAAATTAAATGCGATTCTTGTGATACAGATTTAACACAAGAAGAAATAGCACATGACGCACTTTATAGTGCTTTACATGGAGTTATGGCTCTTGCTGCTTTAACTAAACTACCAGTTGCTCATACTATTCATGTAGCTCTTGATTATTTTATGGAACAATCTTATGAATGCGCTCCAGATAATGAAGGCGCTGAAGATATGATTATTGAAACATTTAACCGAAAAAAGGAGGAAAAAAATGGACCAACAGTCAATTGAAATAAAAACTAGTGATCTTTTAACTGAACTTCATGCTACACGTGCCATTATTAGGGATGTGCAAGCACAAGAAAAAGATCTAAAAATGAAACAACGAGAACTTGAATCTCAGATTGCTATTAAATTACAGCAAGAAGGGATTGATAAAGTATCAAATGATGTCTGTACGCTTTCTTTAAAAGCAGAAGTTGTACCAACTGTAGAAGATTGGGATCAATTTTTTGAATACTTAAAGGAGACTGGACAATTTGAACTTATGCAGAAGCGAATGTCTGCGACTGCATATAGAGAACTCATTGCTATGGGGGTTGATATTCCTGGAGTAAAGAGTACTGAGCTGACCCGAATTAATTTTAGGTCGCTTTAATATTAACGATGAAAAAAGGAGAACGTTCTATGACTAATGATATTAGTATCGTCGCTACTGAGCTGCCTGCTCATGTTAAACAAGGCAGTGGTTTAGGTAATGAAAATGTTACCTCAGACCATTTACAAACGCCACGAATTAAACAGCTTCAACAGTTGTCTAATGAAGTGGATGAAAATCATAGTGAATATATTGAAGGAGCCAAAGTTGGTGACTTCATAAACACTGTGACACATGAAAACTATGGAAAGGAACTTTATGTGGTTAATGTCCATTTTAGAGAAGAATTCGTAGTTTGGGTAAAAAGAGAGAAAGGTGGAGGTCTAGTTGGCAGCTATCCTACAGAATCAGACGCTATTACAGCACTGAAAGACGCAGGTAAAGTTGTTGATGACCATGAAATCACACAGACTCAGACTCATACTCTATTAAGAGTTGATGAAAAGACTGGGGAAATCGCTGATATTCCTTTCTTGTTTGATTGCTCATCTTCTAAGTTAAGAGTTTCACGTGAGTGGAATACTCAAATTATGAAGTTGGGTGGAGATCGTTTTGCATCTCTATGGAAGCTTGCTTCTGTACAGACAGCTAATAGAGCTGGACAGAAATTCATGAATATTTCTGTAAAGAATGTTGGTTGGCTTAAGGAAGAAGCATATAACTCAGCTAAAGCTTTTTTTCAAAGAAGCTTTGCTAGTAAAACTAGTTCCTAACTTAATTAATTAAATTCGATATATAGGAATTAGTGTTCGTACAGGTGCGACATATACTGTCGCATCTATGTACGGACTAGTGTTATACTTTCTATGTGCGCGAAAAGGAGTTCATAAATAAAGTCCATAAACAACTTCCTAAAGAAGTTTATAAGTGGAAGATCAATGATCCTTACCACGGAGGTGTTTCGGATACTTACTACTCAGGTCCAGCCAATCATTGTTGGATCGAATACAAGTACAAAGAAGACTTGCCTGCAAAGCTTAGCTCTAAGATTAAAATTAACTTATCTGAACAGCAGCGCATTTGGCTTACTCGCCAAAAAGATCATGGAGTCTTTACGTACGTAGTATTTGCATCTGGGAATCAAGTGTACATAACCGAAGACTTTTCACTTTCGCATATAACGGTAGAACAATTTAATAAGGAAGCTATACCTTTTAAAGTATTTATAAAAGTATTAACTAATTTTTGTCTAGGAGAAAAAAATGACTGATTATGTAAACTCACCCCCACATTACAATAGTGGAAATATAGAATGTATTGATGCAATTGAAGAAAGTATGACTTCGGATGCCTTTGAAGGTTACCTAAAAGGTAATATTCAAAAGTATGTTTGGCGTTATGAAAACAAAAAAGGCCTTCAAGACTTACTAAAAGCTGAATGGTACCTAAAAAGACTAATAAAAACGCTCGAAAAAGAAGAAACTTCGTCAGACGCCCGTACAGAGCCACCAAGCGCTTTTTAGTATTTTTGGACTAATAGTATGCCTTAGTAGCAGAAAAGAGCTCTGCCGCCCTTTATAAAGGCCATTTTTAGGCGTACTTAGATTTTTTGCCTGCCTTCTTATTTCTAGCATAAGATCGGTTAGAAGAAGCACTACGTATTTGTAAATTATCTGGACTTGAATCCATTGGGTTACCATTTCGATGATGAACATCACGTCCGTCCCCTTTTCGTACACGCCCATCTCTCATTGCTTGACGACGTGCTTTGTTTCTCATTGCTCGTCTTTTCTTTTGTGCTGGACTACCTTGATATCTATCGTATTCTTGTCTGTAATTTCTAGCCATAGTTAAACAGTATACACCTTTAAGGCTTTTTTCTTACCTTTAACATACATGTTTCGTACAAACTTCACGCCCACCTTCGGTGGTATTTTTTTGTATGTGCTTTCCCCAATTAAAATATCTACCTTTGCTTCTTTCGTTGCACTCTCTAATCGTGCCGCTGTATTCACAGCATCTCCTATCGCACTGAAATCAAATCTTGTATCACTTCCCATATTGCCTACTACAGCTTCACCTGTATTAACACCTATCCCTATTGCTATCGGTTCGGGCAATTTGTCCTGGAGTTCCTCCATTGCCGTACGCATATCCTGAGCACATGCCACAGCACGTTGTTCGTGGTTGTCTAGATTTAAAGGAGCATTAAATATCGCCATACACGCGTCTCCTATGAACTTATCAACCATACCGCCATGTTTTTGTATACACTCAACTTGCACAGTAAGAGCTTTATTCATTATTTCAGTGACTTGTTCTGGATCTAACTTCTCGGACAGGTTTGTAAACCCCCTGACGTCAGTGAACAGGAATGTACAAGTACGTTTCTCCCCTCCTAGCTTAAGTAAACTTGGGTCT